CTAACGGGTGGCGTTTAGGCCGCGAAGAAACGCCACCGCTTCGGGTAGTCGTTCTTCCGGGGTTGAGTCTATGAGATCATGCGCAGCAGCTCGCTGCCCAGGGGTGTCGGCGGCCGGTTCGCGCATTCCTGCGGCGATGAGGACTTCTATTGCCGCGAGGTTTACCCCGTGGGCGGCTTTGGTGAGGGCTTCTGGGGTTGCCTTCACGGGGATTTTCTGCCCGTTGCGTATGTTTACGCCGGTTTCTAGGCGTCGCCACCACGACTCGGAGAGGCCGGAGCGTCGGGCCGCTTCGGCTTTGGATAGTCCTTGCCGTTCGCGGGCGGCCTGAAGGAGTTGGCCTGCCCGCCACTGTGTGGTGGTCATGGCTTTTAGCCTATCAGCGGAATGTATCTTTACCCTCGACTAGACACACATAGTACGGTCTAGTACAGTCTAGTACAGGGTATGCACTGCAAAGCAGCGAAACCCAGTACAAGATAGTACCGCCCCTGCAAGGGCATCGGCAGAAAGGAAACCCGAATGGTCTACACATCGGGCCTCATATCGGAGGAGGACGCCCGAGCATACCTCGGCGGAATCTCCCGAAATACTTTCTACCTCTACAGGCAAGAAGAACGCGGCAATTATGTTCCCACTTACCAGATCGGGCGCCGCATTTTCTTCAAGGCTGAAGATCTTGACCGCTTCGTAGAGATAGAACAGCTGCAAACCGCGGCCTAAAACGTTAAAAGACCCCTCAGGCCTGCAAGCCTATAAATCGAGGGGCCGCATCGGCAGAAAGGAATCTAAACACGATGCATACTCAGACTAACACCCCCGCCCCCGCGCCCGCTAGTGAGCGCGACCCATTTGAGAAAGTGATCCTGCAATCCGCCGTGCTTAAGAAGCTCAACGGGATTCACAAAACCTTCAAGGAGGAGCTGGCTAAGCAGCTCACACCGGGCGACAAAAAGACCGTGAAGAATGCCCAGGGCTTGGAGATTGGTTCATTTTCTGTCACGGCTCCTGGTAAGAAGGCCGTTTGCACCGACCCGGCTGTATTGCTTGGAATGGCCGAGGATGCCGGCGCGGAGATCATCGACCTCCTGCCTCACCCATCCACGGAGAAAGCGCACGAACTCGTCACCTATCTGGCAGAGAATCGCCCCGATTTGCTCGACTTCTCTATCTCGAACGAGGACGAGGCCGAGATCTCCGGCAAGGTACTGGAGCACTGGCAAGTAACTGGTGAACTGCCTGCGGGGTGGGAGATTAAGGAATCCTCCAGCCCGTCGATTCGGGTCACGCCGGGCCGCTCGAAGGTGGCTAAGGCTGCTATTGAAGCCCTCGTACAAAGCGCTGGCGAAGTGCTGGAAATCACTGACGGTAAGGAGACGAAGTAATGCACGATTTCAATACACGTAAACCAACCGGTGTGCAATCGTCCCCCGTTATCCTCCTCGCCGGTATCGCCGGCGGTGGTAAGACCTGGGCGGCAGTGGAAGCAACCACATTGGAGACTGTGGATCGTTCGTTCTTCATTGAGATTGGGGAGGGCGTGGCAGACGCCTACGGCAGTATCCCTGGCGCTGATTTTGAAATCATCGAGCATGACGGCACCCTCCAGCAGATCCGTGAGGCCATTCAGTGGGCATCAGCCCAGCCCGCAGCAGAAGGCAAATACAATCTGCTGATTTTGGACTCACTCACCGAGATCTGGGATCTGATCAAAGACAATGCGGAGCAGGCGATGAAAGACCGGCTGACCCGCAAGAAGCGCCGCCTTAATGGCGAGGAGCCTAAGCCCGATATGGACTTGTGGAACGCCGCGGCGAACGTGTCTGATGGCATTATGCGGCAGCTTGCGAACTTCCCCGGCCCAGCTATTTGCACAGCCCGCCTGGACGAGGTGACCGAAATGGTGGCCGGTAAGCCCTCCCGTAATACGGAGTGGAAGATTCAGGTGCAGAAGAAGGTTCCGTTCCGTGTGTCTGCGATTGTTGAGGCGCGGGCGCCACGCACCTGGACATTGACAAAGATTGTGACCACTAACCCGGCCTTGCAGGTGCAGCCAGGGGAGCAGAAGCCCCTGCCGGATTTCACGGTCGAGAAGCTGCTGACCGCTATGGGCGCGGCGGCTGGGCAGCCAGGATCTACGATGGTTGAGGGCCGTGTGGACGGGTCTCTCATGGGTGACGGCCAGCAACACGCGCAGCAGGAGCGGCCCCAAGCGCAGACGTCACAGGCCCGGCCTGCACAACAGTCGGAACCCCAGCAGGACGAGGATGCGCGCAAGCAGTACGTAGCGCACCAGGCGCAGGGACTCCTTGCAGCGGAGACTGCGGGCGACGAAGCGAAGCTGCGAAAAGCCCTCGAATACTACTCACGCACCGGCGACCGTGAGCTCTCGCAAATGGCGGTAGCCACCCTCGACCGCCTGCTAGGTACCGACCTATCGCAGGCGAAGGAGACGGTACAGCAGGTTATCGATGCGGAGATCGTGACCACGAACGCGGCGTGATTAACCTCCCCACAGCGGGGCGGGGTGGGACAGCAGGCCCTATGCCTGCGCTACTTCGCCCCGCATTTTGTGCCCTACGGCCCGGGCCATACAAGAGCCGATACTCCAACATTTTTTGGCGGCTGCAACCGCCACAGCAGAAAGGAAACCACACGGTGAAAAGAGCACCAATAAAACGCACCCCTATGAAGAAGCGCCCGAGGCGAGGTGGACGTATGCCCGAGGAGGTGTACGCGACAGTTATGCAACGCTCTCAGGGCAGGTGCGAGGCCGGGCTGGATTGCTGCACGGGCAGCCCAGAGGAGTGGCACCACCGGCAGCGGAGGCAGCGGAACAATGATCTTGTGGTGAATGGTGCCGCCCTTTGCCACGCCTGCCACCATTACATTACGCACGTCGATCCGAGCGTTGGGCGCGAGCGCGGCCTGATTGTGCACTCGCATCACCCCGACCCCGGGCAGGTGCCAATGATGATCCGTGACGAGTGGTTCTATTTGCTCGCTGACGGCGGTTTAGAGCCGGCTGGGGAGGTGCAGCTATGAGCCTCGCTGCTACCTCGTGGGCGCTGCGCCAGGCGCCACTAAAGCGGGATGCGTCCCAGTGTCGAAACCGCCTCGTGCTTGTCGCCCTCGCGGATCGCTTCAATGATGATACGGGCGTTTGCTGGCCGTCTATCGGCAGCATTGCAGATGATGTTGGGGTGTCTGTGAGGACGGTGCAGAAGGCGATTAACACGCTGGAGGAAGCCGGGCTGATTTACCGAGGCGATCCGTATTGGGTGCAGCACCTCCCTGCGGGGAAGCGCCCTACTGTGTGGGTGCTGAATCTGGAGATGGTGAAGCCGCGAAAGCCACCTAAGTCTGATACTAACTTCACTAGTGGGGTGAACACGCCTTCACCCGTGAACACGCCTACTGGGGTGAACACGCCTTCACCTCATGGGGTGAACACGTCTTCCGGTGGTGGGGTGAACACGCCTTCACAGGGTGGGGTGAAGACGTGTTCCTACAAACCCAAAGAAGAACCCAAAGTAGAACCCAAAGAAGAATCTAAAGATCGATCGATCTCCGACGCGTTCGATCGATTCTGGAATCTCGTCCCTCGTAAGGCCGCTAAGGGCGCGGCGCGTAAAGCATTCGAGAAAGCGGCGCTGCGGGCACCCCTCGAAGAAATTATTGACGGCATGGCCCGATATCGGAATGACCCGAATCGTGAAGCGGAGTTCACTAAGCATCCGGCAACGTGGCTGAATCAGGACTGCTGGGAAGATGATCCCATCCCTGCTCGCAATTCTAATGCGGGGCGCGGTGTGCAGAACACCCTAGAAGCGTGGGAATACGGCCCGCAGAGCGCCTCGCAGGCTATCGATGGGGAAGTAGTCCAGATGGGTGAGTTGCCGTGGTAGACGCGAATCTAGCGAAGAAAATCCTCCATCTGGGCAAGAACCTCGCCCCCGATCGGTTCCCCGTGCCCAGCCCAGAAGTAAAAGACGATTGGGCGATCGCCCTTAATCGTGAGCTCCCCGATGCGGTATGGCGTGATGCTGTGCTGGTGTGGGCAACCGAGTTGGTAGGAGATCGGATGTGCACCCCAAGGGACATCCTGAATGCTGCGAGGATTGCGGTACAGCGGTGGGAATCTACCCCGGCGGGCAAGGCGGAGCTAGAGCGGTTTAGGGCCGTGAGGCTAGAGGAAAAGTACCGGCGAATGCTGGGGCCCGCATACCGTCCTGGCGCGGTTCCCCCGCGTGATTTGGCGGAGATTGAGCCGCCTAATGATCGTGATTTCGAGGAGCTTAAACGACGGCTGGCGGAGGCGCGTAAAAGGTAATTATTGCTAGTTATCCCCTATGACTTTACAAACATCTAACAGCTGTGTATTGTTAAAAAGGTAAGCAAGAAACAAGGGGCTGCAACCCCTAAGCAGAAAGGACCACACCATGAACACCGTAATCGTCGAAACCAAAGCTCTCGCCACAGTCCTAAACAAAATCGCTGCTTGTAGCGACGACCTGAACGAAGCACTGATCAAGGTTTCCCAGGAATCTGCAGCCGCCCAGGACCGCCTCCTCAACAACGAGCGGATTTTGTTCGTTCCGGATACCACCGAGGTCGCCAAGCTGAACACCGCCCTGCAGGAACTGGCCTCCGTGGCTATGGTCTTGGGAGCAACCAAGGACGACTTAGAACTGGCCTGCTTGCCGGGTCTCCCCTACTTCTCGGTGAAGTAACCATAACGGGTGGGGGGCGCATACCGTAATCACGCCCACACTCACCGGCCTCTGCAAGGGCCAACAGCAGAAAGGAAACGCGATGCCACTATCCCAAAGCCTGATCTTCCACGCGGACGGCGCCCCGTACCAGATGGAGATCTCTAACTACGACGCCCTCGTCAACGATTGGTCTGTAGAAGTCGTTTGCACCTACAGGCAGAGTAACTACACGGTCGCCACCGCTGAATGGCTACACGGGCGGGAAGAATGGGAGTTCTCAATCGTGAAGCTCGACGTAAAAGACTTTCAGGCCTCCACGCTGTATGAGACGCGGCTGCGGCTCTCCGAGTTCATGGACACCTTGGAGGAGTTCAAGACCGCGCTCGAAGATTTGCAATAATCAAATTCACTCATGGCCCGCTGCAACGGGCTTAGCAGAAAGGAATCTGGTCAATGACCACTAAAAACAATCTTGATCCTCGCATCGCTAAGCTGGAGGATCAGCTCGAAAAGCGCCTCCGGCTCGCCCTACTCACCCTTGTCCTTGGTATCCTGATCGGCTTCATCTTCGGTGCGGTCATCGCCATGCCGCCGGTATGGCTGGGGGCACTCTAATGGGAGGGCGTTGGAATAATGCACTGGCTGAGGAAGATCGTAGGTACATGCGCGGGCACTGCTTCGGCAGTTCGACGTGCCCTTGTGACCGCTGTAACCTGCCGGAGGAATACAAGAAGTGGCGCATCGACGGGTATGTCACACACCCGCAACAGCCGGGCGTGGGTATTCAAATATCGATAACCGTTGAAGCAGAAGTAGCGATCGACGGCGACGAGGACGCGCAGGCCATGGATGCTATCCCAGAAAGCTATGAGCTCACCGACGAATCAGAGCAGACGCTCAAGCGGGTAGGCGTGCAGCCCTACCCATTCATGCGTCGGGCCATCCAGGAATGCGATTTCGAGGCAGACATCATCGAAAGGATCTACGCATGATTAAGCCACCGTGCCCTGATTGTGGTCGTGTGCATTGTGAAGCTGATGTGCGCACCATTGGCCGTTTCACCACCATCACTGGATACAAAGACCTGGCCGGAAACCTGCATAAAACGAGACAAGCAGCTGAGGCTGCAAACTGCCATAAGGAGAAGCAATGAGCATCAACATCAACACCACCCACACCATCACGTGTACGGACGCACCAGTCGAGGAGGTGCTCAATCTCATATACACCGATGCCCTAGACGCCGCTAACAAAACGTCGTTCCGTGTCTATATACGGTCGCAAATTGACGCTCTACGCGCCGAGCGCAATGAGCTGCAAACTAGAGTCGCTGACCTCACCCGCGAGAGTGACGAAGTACAGAAGCGGTTGGAGGAATTGTGGGCCGGCAAGAAAAAGCTCATAGCTGACAATAAGTACCTCGCTACCAGGGATGAGGCACTGGACGGTGTATTCGGAATGCAGCAAATGCGCATCAACATACTTGAGCGAAAGCTGAAAGAAGCGGAGGATGCCACCCCCTCCACTGGTTCCCGCCCTGCTCTGCCGAAGGGTATGCGCCTGGCAGAGCATGAGAAATACGGGCGGTGTGTGGTGAGTCCTAGGGAACACCGCAATGGGGGATACTTTGTCTGTTACCTGTCCGACGCAATCAGTAGTGGTTGGGACTGGAGCAATGTAGACCCATCTACCCTCACGTTCCTCGAAGAGGAACCATCACCTGCACCCCTCCCCAAACCCGAGGACTGCAAAGCGGGGGAGCTGTATCTTGCCAGGGCATTTGGCCGGGAAGTCATAGCAAAGCGATGCCACCCCATGGATGGCATCTGCCCCTGGGTTGTCTCTGATGCCGATATCCATTACGCGAACTGGTGCTCGGACAGGCAAATCACCCTCCTGGCCCGGCTTCTACCAGACCGCAAGGAGCAAGCATGAGAGACATTTTGCGCTATCCCAAGGATCTTCGAGGCCTTGCCGAGGATACTCTAATTCTAGATAGTAATGGAGACATAACAGAGGCCTGGTCCTGGGTTGATCACTCCACCGCGAAGTTCAAGCTTTGGCCGGGCAGAGAAAAGGCTTTGCCAGCAATCATTCTGTTGGAGGGTATCGACTACCTCCATAAGAAACAGGCTCTAGAAAAGGAGCAAGCATGAGCAACCTAGAGAAAGCGGTGGAGATTATTGCCGAGGCGCGTCGTACCGCCCCACGTGTCCGTGACATGCAAGACCATGTTAGTCCGCATATAGCCCAGGCCCTCGCGGATGCGGGACTCCTCGCGCCAGACCTGCCGACCCCCACGATGACTCCAGAGTCACACCCCGGATGGGCACAGTGGCACCGCGAAGAGTGGGATAGCGAGCCTCCCGAAGCCGTGTGGCAAACCCCCGGCAAGGACGAGTGGTGGATTTCTTACAGCAAGGAATACGGGCTGTACGGCGGGTGGACGGAGTTCCCTGAAGAAGCGCTTGAGGGACTAAACCCCGAGGATATGAAAGCCATTGCAGGAGTATTCCTCGCAGCAGCCAACTACGCAGAGGAGAAGAATCAATGAGTACCCCGCAGATCATTCGCACAGCGGAGGAACTCGAAGCCCTAGACCTGGATACTCTCGTCGCCACGCATCGAGAAGTGGCATCAACAACCTTTGGCGCGGGTTACATGTGCTCGACTGCCGAGCCGCGAGAGATGATGTATCCAATGGTGGTTGTTGCCACCGGTTCGCAGGTGCGCGCAGCCCGCAAAGCACTGGAGGAAGCCAATGAATAGGAACTTATCTCCGCTGGGAATGTTGACTGCGATCATCTCAAACGGGAAAGACTATCTCGAACCAGATGAACTTGCACAAGCGATTATCGACGCTGGATTCATTTCTATCTACGACAATGTGCCGAAGCAGATAGCTGAGTATCTGGCTTCCGAAATGGAGTGCACCATCTCCACGGGTGACGTTGCAGAATCATCTGCTTATGTAGATGGAGAAACAGGACGATCCGGGGCGATCAGTGCCCGCGATTCCCTTTATGAGGAACCGTACGAATGGGTACGCAGCTACGCAAAGCTGCTGGGTGAAGCAGATGCCTAGAACATTGGCCGATATGGCCCCGCAGGAGCGGGAAGAATGTAAAGGGATGTGGTGTGACTACACCGACCCATCTGAAAAGCGCTTTAGCGTCATCTACCGGCATGACAAGAACGGTTTGTCATCTGTGCAAGACCCAAAGGCGACCGATGGCAGGACTGACGCTTCGGTAATGACTAAATGCCTCATCCCGCGTTTTGACCTGCCTCGTGCGTGGGGTGCAGACGGGGAGCCGGCGAAAGGGGAGTGGCAAGAGGGCGGGCCGACCGTATGGAAATTGGAGGACATTTCACCGTTCACAGCATGCGACTTCACCCACCGCCGTTTCGTGCATGACTGGGAGGCCAAGCCATGAGCCGGGAAGAAGTTGCAGCCCTAGCGATTCTGTACGTCACCCTGTGGATCGTCATCGTGCTAGGAGTCTAGGTAGCGATCAGGACAGACGATAAACCCAAGAATAGGGGGAAAATGAGTAGATACTGTGTGCGCAAAGACGATGACTACTGCCATCCATGGCGTGTGGAAATCGACGGAGTGTCTTACGTCCGCTGCACGACATGGGGCATGGCTATGCAAGAGGTTAGTGAGCTAACCGCCCGCGAGGACATTGGGCACGACACCTGGGAGAGAACGATGGCAATCACTAATCATTACTGGAAACGATCAACGATCGACAGCAAGAACCCGCAAAAGGTCGAGGCCGCACAATGGGACGGAACCCGCAAAAACGCCCAACAGATCGAAGAATGGGTTAAAAGCCGAGGTGGAACCGCAACATGGTGGAATGATGATAGCAGCATCTTTGGGAAACTCTATGTCAGAAATACGTTCCTAGGAATCGATCGGAATCTATACGCAAGTCCTGGAAGTTTCATCGTGCGTAGCGAAAAGGGCAAGTTCTTTCCATGTTATGAGGCTGATTTTCTTTTGGAGTACTCCATTGTCTAGAACTACTGCTGATTGGCAGGCACTCCTCGCTGTGTCTGCCCCAGAGGCCGTGGCTGAAGTAATCAGGCTGAGGGAGGGTATCGAGAAGCTGGCCGAGCACTGGCAAAGCCTCGACATCAGCACCTATCAAGACACAACCAGCCCGTTGACCGTGAGCTTTAGCGAAGCCGTGAGCGAACTGCGACAAATCTTGCGCGGCGCATGAGGCCGGAAGCTCACACCTTGTTTTTGGTGCAGTACATGTGGGATGGGGAGTGGACGGATAGCGGGGACTATTTCACCAAGCTGAAGCAAGCACAAGACGATGCCGCCTTATTCCCCGATTGCTACCAAACTCGCATCGCACAACGCGAAGTAGGGCCAATTGTGCCGCTGGATGATGATGGGCGGATCATGCTTGGCTGGGGGCCTAACACCGACCTTGGGGTGCAGGACTCAATCAGAATCACACTACACGTAGATGATAAAGTCGCTAGTGACGACACCTAAATGCACAAGAATAGAAAGGAAGTGAAAGCACAAGAAAATGAGTATGACCGACGAAGAACTCCAAGCCCATAAGGCTAAGGCCACTGCCGAGGCCCTGGCCGCCCACAAAGCACTGCAAGATGCGCGGGCGGCGGAGAAAGCACTAGCCGAATCTCACGCCGCGGCGCAGGAAAGAATGCGCGAGGAAGCACGCCAGGCCCGCGAGGCTGTCCACGAAGCATTGCGGGGCAGGGTGCTGGCCTCCCGACGGGCACAGCACGCCGGTGTGCCCCTCACCGCCCTAGCGGAGGGCATGGGCGTATCCGCCCCGATGATGACTTTTATCATCAAGGGCGAGCGTTAGAAGAATCTCACATTATCTCTCTGAAAAAGGAACACACCATGAAGTCTCTAAAAATCATCACCATGTTGGGGGCCGTGTCGCTTTTGGCGGCGTGTGGCGGCACATCAGAATCTCAGGAGGCCACCACCACTACCTCGACGGCGCGCACGACCACGAGCGCGGCGAAGCCGGAGAAGGTAGACCCCGCCACGTGGGAAACCACGATCCAGGCCCTCCGCTATCTTCAATCCCAGGTGACGTGTGACGATACTGGCATCATTGACCAAGGCCTCACCTGCAAGGACGGTACTACCATTTACGTTGTGGGTGTGGACGATACGGGTGTTACGCCGTCGGCTATGGCTCATGCTGCGGGGGAGGTGGATAACTCGGCCACGATTTACGGGGATAGTTGGTTCATTTCGTGCGCTGGGCCCACGGCTGTTACTGCGTGTATGTCGGCTGGTGTGGATCTTACTGGCTACGAGCAGGCCGGATTCTAAAGAAACTAGTGGGGGCTGCAACCCCCACCAAATAATCATTCGCCCCTGACCGCAGGGGCAAAGCAGAAAGGATGTGCTCATGGCACAAGGAGATACAAACATCACAGTGGTAGGCAACGTCGTTGCCGAGCCCGAACTTCGTTTCACCCCGGCGGGCGCGGCGGTATGCAACTTCCGGGTGGCATCAACCCCGCGCACGTTCAACAAGCAGTCGAACCAGTGGGAAGATGGCGAAGCCATGTTCTTGACCTGCAATGTGTGGAAGCAGGCGGCGGAGAACGTCGCGCAGTCCATCGTCAAGGGCATGCGGGTCATCGTGACCGGGCGACTGAAAGCCCGCTCATTCCAAACCAAGGAGGGCGACAACCGCACCGTGTTCGAGGTCGATGTGGACGAGGTAGGGCCGTCCCTGCGCTACGCCACAGCCCAGGTCACACGCACACCCCGCGAGGGTGGCGGACAACCCCAGAGCGGGGGACAGCAGTCACCGGCGCAAGACCCGTGGAATAGCGCCCCCACAGGTGGCTTTGGGCAGGAAGAATCGGCACCATTCTAACCCCGTGTCGTACAAGTGTTCTATGCTCGAAAACTGAACCAAGCGACCGGAAGGAACCCCCTATGACCTCTCCCCAGACTATCCCTACCTCCAGCGGAATGATCACTATCGACGCGTTCAATGACGGGACTCCGGGGGACGAGTATAGGGCGGTGACCGTGGATTTTTGCGGTGTGTCGGCTGACCTGACGCAGCGTGAGGCGCTGCGTCTTATGGTGGCTTTGGGCGAGTCGTTGGATGATATTCAGCCCGCCCCCATGATGTACTAGCCTGTACTATCGTGTAACCCGCCCTTGCCCCCAGTTGGCACAAAGGATCGAAACGACAAAGATCGTTCACGAACCACAATGAGCCACTGGGGGAATCGTGACAAAAGCCGCATGCAACAAGTCCACAAACCGGGCTTTCATCGCCCCTTTTACTTCAACCCCGGAGGATAAGCACCGGGCCATTGCCCTGTGTGAATCATGCCCTATGCGGAAAGCATGCGCCAGGGATGCTCTCACAGCCGGTACTGCGCTTAGCCAGGGTGGCCCAACCCCAGCCAATGATGTGATCCAGGCTGGGGTTGTGTGCTGCGGTGATGATGAAACGCTGTGGGCATTGTCGCGCATTGCTGGGGTGACGCCGAGTATCCCCGAGCCGACTAAGGCGCACCGCCCGGATAGGTGCCGCCATTGCCACCGAGAAATGGTGAAGTGGAATCGTTATACGACCCAGCCGGCGGGCACGGTGAAGCATTACGCCCGCGGGTTTTGTGAGCACTGCCGTAAGCCCTACGCGGAGTGGAAAAAGAGTGTCGGGGTGGCGAGCGCCCATCGTGGGCTACGGAAACCTGTGGACAGGAAGCGGCATAGTGCCCCACCTAAGAAGCGCGGCGTTCTTACCGTGCAGCCGACCCTATTCGAGATTGGATAACCCCCTTATGCAGCCTACCGTTATGGCCTACCCGGCCGATTTGAAGCACCTATCAACAATCTATTTGCCGTGGGAATGTCCGCCATTAAGTATGAATGATTCGTCCCCGGCGTCTCGCGGGGCGGTGTGGGGTGTCGCTGCGAAGAAGAAGGACATTCAGCAGGCGGTGCACCTGCTGGCGCGGAATGTGCGCATGCCGAAAGAAGCGGGCTACCTGTTGGTTCAGATGCACTACAGGCCGCGGGATAATCGGGCGCGAGACACAGACAATCTGGCAGCGACGTTAAAGCCGGTGTGTGATGCGCTCTCTCGGGGGTCGAAGAAGATTCCGGGGTTGGGGTTGGTGGAGGATGATACGCCGCGGTTTATGGGGAAGCCGGAGGCGATTATTTGGCCTGCGGAGAAGGGCAAGCGTGGTCAGTTGTGGGTTGATTTGTGGGTGGCTGAAAAGGCGCCTTATCCATATGGTTTGCGCAGCTAAGAACGCAAGACTTTACAACACTAGGTACAGTAGTGTAATCTAGCTTTTGTAAGCAAAACACACCCGCTGCAACGGGTGCCCCGCAGAAAGGAACGCCACCATGAAAACCGCATTCAGCTTCACTGAATTGAAGAAGCAAGAACTCGCAACAGCCATCACCATCGAGGATGTCCTCACCATCACTCAAAGCATGGGCTCTATCACTGGACACTTCTGGGCAGGCGACTACGACGAGTTTGCAGAAGCCCTCTACTGCGCCGGATGGGACATCACCTACCGCGAGCCGTTCTGGTTCGTAGCGACCCCACCGTTCGAGGATGAAGCCATCGAGTACATCGAGGGTGATGTGTACCGCCTGGTGAGCAAGTACGACGCGCAGCTTTTCACCCACGAGGCATAAAGGGATCAATCATGAGTACTGAATCACAGCAAGTCACGTTCGTTCGAGACCTGCAAGGCCCTTACGGGTCACAGAAACTATGGAAGCTAGAAAACGGTAACTACATTCTGACCTCCTCCGCGCACCACGAGCTGGCCCCATCATCTGCCATGAGCCCTATGGACGATATGGCGTGGCTAGGGCGCGCATTCGCAGGCGAGTATGACCCTGGCATGGTTTCCGAGACGATGGTGTTTGAGGCCGATGAAAACGGAAAGATCACCGACCTGGGGGGAATAGCAACATTTCACGTTCACGAATCGCATCAAGAAGCACTTGCTGAAGCTGGCTACACAATCAAGGGGCAAGCATGAACAACCACAACAAGGCAGTAGAAGTCCTCGACCTGCTTGACCACGAGTACAACTACAGCGAAGGAGAGTGGCCGGATAACGAGACTGTAGTTCAGGCCCTCGCAGACGCAGGACTACTCGCGCCAGAACCACCTAAGATAATCAACGCAGATGTTCTTAGCTGGCACTACGGGCAAATAACTCTTAAGGATGGGGGGATCGCTGTTGATCGGTCGGTGGACGAGTTTGAGTCTGAAGAGTGGTTCAGCCTAGAAGGCGCCCGACAATATGCCATTGCCCTTCTTGCCGCAGCTAACTATGCCGAAGAAGTAGGACAATGAGCATGCAGTAAGCAAGGCCACTAAGGCCCTGCTCCATGCGGACACGGCGCGTCATGGCGCCGACAGGGCACAAGCACCAAAACATGGTGCCCAATCAAGCAGAAAAGGAATCATCATGGACTTCATCACCATCATCGCGGACGTACTAGTCATCATCGTTCGAGTCCTGGAGGCCGGGGCGCATAGTGCCGTGGCTGTGGGCTCGTCGCTCTTGGACGAGTAATCACACCGTAGCCCGGCTGGCAGGCTGTAGGGGTTCGAGCCCCCTCACGGGCACTAGGGGGTGTGAGTCGCGTTTGGTATAGCGCGGCGATAAGCGGACATTGATAGGCCATTCCAGGGCCTTGGCGAGCTGCACCCCTCATCACCTTTGAACGACCGCGCACTGCAATGCGACACAATCACCGCCAGCAGAAAGGAACACCCACCAATGATCAACGAAGAAACATCACACTTCAAAACACGTAACACGGTAGCGGAATGCTGCCGCCTCATGCCCCGAGGCTTGAAACTCCTCCTTGTGGACAACACCCCAGCGAATGAGATGCCCGAAGCGTGCCTAAAGTGGCTGGTAGACCATGAGATGCTGCGCCCAGCGAAGAAGAAGAACGCCACCGGGTGGACTTGGACGATGCTGGGGAAAACGGTGCGCGCCGACATCGAGAAGAAGTTGGGGTGTGCCACCTATGCAGGTTAAGTACAAGGCGTTGAGCGACCGGACTATCCCACCCCGCCGGGCGCATGAGGATGATGCCGGCACAGATCTGGGGCTCCCCCGTGGTATTCGCGTCCCGGTTGGTGGCACAGTCACCGCAGATTTGGAGATTGCTGTGGCAGTGCCGAAGGGGTGCGGCGGGTTTGTTCTTCCCCGCTCCTCCACCGGCTTTAAGTACGATTGCTCACTCTCCAACACGGTTGGGGTGATTGACTCCGGTTACCGGGGCTCAATCAAGATCAAGATCCGTAACAACGGTGATAAGCCCGCTGTTTTTGAGCGAGGCCAGTACCTCGTGCAGATGATCATCCTCCCCATCATCACTACCTCATGGGCGGAGGTTGAAGCCCTGGACGCTACCGCCCGTGACACGGCTGGGTTCGGCTCCAGCGGATTGTAAAAAGCGCCTGCTGCAACAGGACAACAGAAAGGAATCACAATTATGGATGTTCAAGATGCAAACCCGGTGCGCATAGGAGATGGCATCACATTTTTGCCGCTCCGCCGCCACCCTACGGGCACACTCATTGGCGAGTTTTACAAGGGCGATGTGCTCATTAGCCGCGGCCCGCTGCTAGGTCAGGGAGCAGATAATGCCGAATAAGTTTCGCAAACCCGTAACAGAATCCACCAACCTGGCAGACCTCGAAAAACTACTAGGCATGCACCGCGAGCTCAACCGGCTAAAAGGGCAAGACTGCATGCGCCTCGAAAGCTGCTCAATCGGCGTGCCTCCGCGCTGGCGCCCCGTTCTTAATCGCATGGCAGAGAAGCAGGGCGTGTCCATGAACGGCATGCTACTAGAGGCCATTATGGGCTACGTCCTAGACGGTAGTCGCGGTTTCCTCACCCAAAGCGTGCCTGCTTACGACGGGCGACTGGAGCGTTTTCTTATTCGTTTGCCTAAGCCATTCATTGAGCACTGCCGGTGGGTGGCTCGCTCACATGGGATTTCTTTGTCTCAGATGCTTGCCTGCATTGTGGGGGAGTTTATGCAGGACACGATTGCTGAAGCACAGGAGGTATCGGCATGACTTCTGGTTTCGTTCACGAGAGTTCGGTCAGTGACAGTGTGGAGTGGTTTACCCCGGCGTGGGTGTTTGAGCGATTGGGCGCCCGCTTTGACCTTGACCCGTGCAGCCCGGGCAAGGGCTTAACCCATGTCCCGGCCTCGCATCACCTCACTGTCAAAGAGGACGGCCTTACGTCACCGTGGGTCGGCCGTGTGTGGTGCAATCCGCCGTACGGCCCGGGCATTGAGAAGTGGTTAGGGAAGTGCTCGCAGCTATCCGCAGACGCGGTTGGTAGCGCCATAGCGTTGGTGCCCAACAGGACGGACACCCGCTGGTTCCAAAAGGCCATGGCCGATGCAGACGCTACGCTGTTCCTCGCCGGGCGCATCAAGTTCCACCGCGGGGACAAGGACGCCCCGCCGACCGGCTCACCCGGCACCGGCTCCGCACTCATCGCCTACGGCGACTGGGCGGCAGACACCTTGCGTAAGTGCTCACTGCCGGGCTTCTATATCGGGAGCGCCAGCATGAAAGGGCGAGCCGATGCCAAGCAGTAATGCCCGCGCCGATATGGCCGCATACCTGGCATCGCAGGGCGTGCACTACCGCAGTGACGCATTCCTCGACGCAATGATCAAACTGCTAAGGAGCGTGGCCTAGTGACGCTCACGATTGGCAGCATTTTCAGTGGCTACGGAGGAATCGATCTAGCTGTCGAGCAGATTATGGGGGCTAAGCCCGCGTGGTTCTGTGAGTGGGATGATGCCCCCTCAAAGATCCTCGCCCACCATTGGCCGGCTGTCCCCAATTTCCGGGACGTGACCACTATGGACTGGGGGCAAGTGCCCAAGGTAGACATCATCACCGGCGGGTATCCGTGCCAGCCATTCTCACAGGCAGGACACAGGAAAGGAACGCACGATGACCGCCACCTCTGGCCTCATGTCCTCACAGCCATTCGGATTTTACGACCCCGATTCGCATTCCTGGAAAACGTCGCAGGCCACCTTACTCTCGGATTTGATTCCGTCCTCGCCGATCTTGCCGAAATCGGGTGGGATGCACAATGGGCAACTCTACGAGCATCCGAGGTCGGCGCACCGCACCACCGGGAGCGCCTGTTTATTCTTGCCTACCCCAACGGCGAGCGACCACAAGCGGAGCGATTCGCCAGCAGACCGGAGGCGGAAGTCGCCGGGGATCACTACCGTGACATCGCACTGGCCGGGGTTGGTGGAGATGCCATCGAGTACGAGATTCATTGCCGATGGGGTGACACGGCAGAGCGCATCTTAGCGTGGGCTTTGATTCATGGTGCGCCGCCGCCTGTCACTGAGGATGTAGTCACTGGGTATGTGGATAAAGAGATTTTTGGCTCGCGCTTTCCAGAGACTAAACCGCTGCTCAATCCGGCTTTTGCTGAGTGGATGATGGGCCTACCTGCGGGGTGGGTAACTGAAGTGCCAGGCCTTACCCGTCAGCAACAGCTTAAAGCAATCGGCAACGGTGTATGCCCACCCCAAGGCGCAGCTGCACTACAACAACTACTTAAGGAGGGGCAGGAATGAGTGATTTGATAACGATTCGTCAGGCTGCAGAGTGGTCTGGGATAGGGTACGACACGCTGCTAAAAGCTACATCTACAGGGTTGCTTCCCTGCACGAAGCGCGGACATTCCGTGTTCGTCACCCGCGCCAACGTACTCGACTACGCGCACCAGCGCGCTCTTTCCCCAGATCTATTCGATGCGGAATGGCGTCACTTCACGGAGGTGCGTGGCATGAGCAGGGCCGCGGCCCTAGATGTGCTGGCAGCCCGGTACCAGGTGCATCGCCTCGCGTTTGAGAGGCGTGTACTGCGCCGCCACCGTGACTTCGAGGTGCTGGCATGAATTCTATCTGCAAGCGCCCCACCTGCAATAGGGCAACGCTGGGCAAGGGCTACGACGGATTGTGCTTGCATCACGCTCGTGCTACTGGGATCGCCCACCAACTCGTCTCGTGGGATGAAGTGAACGCAGAATACAGCCGGCTGATTGCTGGCGGGTGGACTAACCAACACATGGAGCACAGTGGGATTATCTTCACCTCGACTGCGAGAGAGATTAGAGAACACCGGCGTGATAGGTTCCAGAAGAGGACGCTACAGGCATTGAAAGAAACACCAACAGTGTCGCCCTGGCGTCGCGCCACCTGGCCACTATCCCGGCGCCTGAAAGCACTACGTGCCATTGGCTTCACATACGCCCGCATAGGCAAGGAAGTAAACCTAAGTCGAACATTCCTACACAGCATCGCGGAGCAGAGAAATCAGTGGACGAGTGTGGAGACGGACGAGAAGATCCGGGCCTACTACGCCGCGCATGAAAACGACGCGGCTGTAAAAGTTAGTAGGCAGACCGAACGCGAGAATTACCCGCGGCCTGCCGATTGGGATGACATTGACAACCCCGCCGAGGAGGCTGTGGCGAGCTTGCACAAGGAGAAGTTCGAACCACTACTGCGGAGAAAAGTAACACCATCACTGCAAGCAAAAACCCGTGCACTGGTAGACCACTATGGGAGTATCACGGCAACAGCGAAAGCATTGCATTCCAGCAACCGGATGGTGGGGGATATTTGCAGCACCACGGGTGTTAGCATCCTCAACCGCCTGGCCGCGAAGATCGCATACCACTACAAGAAACTAGAAGCTGCTGCCTGACCGCCCAGCATGACCCCATAGCCTGCCGGGCATGCAGCAAACAGACTCAGGAAACATTGGGCATCACGAAACGCTCCCCCTAGCAGAACTCAATAACTATCATCGCAACCCACGCCGCGGTGATGTCGCCGCCATAAAGGGCAGCATCATCGCCAACGGGGTTTTTCGCCCCGTCATCGTGAACCGTGGCACTTACACCGGCAAAGAAAATCAGATCCTGGCCGGCAATCACACAGTGAAAGCTATCCGCGAATTAGCGGAAGAAAACCCGCAAGATACCCGCTGGCAACAGGTAGAGGTATGGATGGTTGATGTCGATGACGATCGGTCGTCCCGCATTGTCCTGGCTGATAATCGTACTGCCGATCTGGGTGATTATGACGAGCAAGTGCTGGCCGAGTTGCTTAACGACCTGGGGGACGATCTGGATGGCACTGGCTATGTGGAGAACGATCTGGAAGAGCTAGAAGAGTTAATAGAGCAGCAAATCTCCGCGGGGGATACGCAACAGGAAAATGCTGTGAGTGAAGCTGAAGCTAACGCCACCCTGTCCGAGCGTTTCGGAGTGCCCCCATTCACCGTAATCAACACCACTAGGGGTGGGTGGCAGGCCCGGAAAAAGGCATGGATGGCGAAAGGAATAGCGAGCCGAGAGGGGAGGGCAGAATCACTCATTTACACCGACGCTGTAGACCTCTACTCAAACTGGTACGAAGTGAAAAATGCGGCTTTGAAGGAAACACCAGGGCTGACGGACAAACAGATCAAAGAGAAGCACGCCGGAGAGCTCAAGCCGCTCAAAGCTGGGCAGGGTACTAGCGTATTCGATCCGGCTCTAGCAGAACTGCTCCTAACATGGTTCAGCACCACAGGAGACGAAATACTAGACCCATGGGCGGGCGGAAGCGTGCGCGGTATCGTCTCTGCCACGCTAGGACGTGAATATGTAGGTCACGAACTGCGCCAAGAGCAGGTAGATGCAAACGAGGTGCAGTGGTATGACTATCAACGGCGAAACTCTACCGGGGGATTGGGAGCCACTCGATGGATCGTAGGAGATAGTCGCGAAACATTAGGTGAGCACGATCCAGCAACGTTCGACTTTATAATCGGCTGCCCTCCATACTATGACCTAGAAACATACAGCGATGATCCGAATGATTTGTCGAACCTAAGCACAGAGGAGTTTGACGCAGCTATGGCCGATACTCTGGCCAAGGCAGATGTGGCGCTGAAACAAGATCGCTTCGCCGCCTTCGTAGTAGGCCCCGTCAGAGGTAAGGATGGTGGTTTGCGGGATATGAAGCGCTGCATGATCAACGCCGCCCCGGCTGGATGGCTGTATTCAAACGATATGGTGCTGGTGAACCCGGTAGGCACAGTGCGGTTGAGGGCGGCACGCATGTTTAATGGAACTCGCACTATGGGGCGTATCCACCAGGACATTGTTGTTTTCTGCAAGGGCGATAGGAAGAAGGCAACCACTCGACTAGGTGAGGTTGCATTGGCCGACCTTGGTTTGGACGAATCTGACCGCGAGGCCGTGGGGTAGAGCATGGCACCTATGAGCACACACGATGGGGCGTTGGAGCTCCTACCGATAGAGCAGCTACGGGAGTACGGGCGTAATGCCCGCAAGGGCAATATCCCGGCGTTGAAGGACAGCCTGCGGGCGCATGGTCTGTACAAGCCGTTGCTGGTTAATGTGGGGTCGCAGACCAGCTCCGAGTGGGAAGTACTAGCGGGGTCGCACACACTCACAGCCATGCGGGAGCTGAACCGTGAAGCACAAGAAGCAGGCGAGACTGCACTCCACCTCATGGTTCCTTGCTACGTCATCGACGTGGGGGAGGAAGAAGCCGCCCGCCTCGTCCTAGTAGACAACAAAACCTCGGATGGTTCCACCTACAACGACGAGGCCCTAACAGACCTATTAGATTGGCTCCCAGACCTCGACGGCACGGGCTTCACCGACGGGGAACTAGCAGACCTCCTCGCCGGCATGCAGGAGGAGGAGATCCCCGCCGAGGAGCCCACAGAATCACCCTACGACGATTTCATCCACGTCAGTCTGCAGCTTCCCCCACACCTAGCATCCCAATGGCTGAATCATGCCAACCAGTTCGACAGCCCAGAAGAAGCTCTAGAATACCTCCTCGACCACGGGGCGGGGGAAGAAACCCCAGCCGCAGAAACTAGCGTCACCTCCCCAGTCGTGTTCATGACCGGCAACTAGAAACCAAACACAGAAAGAAGAATCACATGAAGTTCGCAATCGTAAAATCAAACGGCCAAGAAGGCTTCACCTTCGAGAACAAGCACAAAGAGGCAACACACGCGGATATAGACGGGGTTGGTAATCTGTACCTTTACACTGCCAGGAACTCCACCGTCGCTATTTATGCTTCCGGCGTGTGGCTATCGGTTAGCTTTGGTGAGCAGCCGACCGCGGAGCAATAAACCGCACACTGCGGGGCATGGAACAGTTAGAGCTCATCCAGGCCCCCTACTACAAGGCCACCACACCCACGGGGGAGTGGACACCACACGCCGACCGGGCAATAGCCACCCTAGCCAACACCGGGCGCCCCTTCACCAACGACGATGTGCGAGCCCTCATACCCGACCACATCACACCCCACCACCCCAACGCCTGGGGAAGCCTATTTAGCGTGTGGGCCGGCCGCGGGCTAATCAAAATGGTTGGGGTTAGAAACAGCCGCCAAAAGTCCCGCCACAGTGGCCTACAACGAGTATGGCAAGGAACCACCCCAAAGAACCACCAGGAGGCAGCATGAAGCACATACTGTTCGCCCTCGGCTTCAGCCTAGGCATCAACACCCTACTAGCCGCGCAGTGGTGGAACCGGCGCCATGAACCCACCATCGAAACGCTAGAAGTACTGGGTGCTGAATGGGATAGCGCCCCCACCTACACACCCGAGGAAGAAAACGACGAGGAGGACGAGCCCCTCGACCCCGACGAACTCCTAGAAGAAGTATACGACTACCTAGCAGACCCACAAGAGGACGAAGAAGAAGATGATGATGGTATCGACTGGGAATGCGCATGGAGAACCCCCGGCTGCGAAATCTTCCACATCTACCCCGCCGACTCCGGACACATCGTAGCCGACGACGGCACCTGCCCATGCCACCCAGAAACAACACCACTACACCTCGACGATGGATCAATCACATGGGCATACACCCACCGCATAGGTCACGTGATGCCACAGACCACTGACAAAACCGAGCACAAGGAGAACTAAAATGACTGCCAGAGGAATGACCCCGAAGCGCCGCGAACGCGCCAACAAAGTCGTGGCCTTGCACGATGGTGGGGCCACGTTTGAGCAGATCGCTAAACAGCTCGGCGTGTCGTATCAGTCTGTCCGCACTGACTACGAGAAGGCCATGGATGAGACTAGGCCTGAGCAGGCCCGGCAAGTATTCCAGAAGCTCGACCGCCGCCTAAACAAACTCCACATGGTGTGCTGGAATAAGGCCATGAAGGGCGACCTGAAGGCCGTGAAACTCTCCGCGGATATTTGTAAGCAGATCGCGGAGCTGTGGGGAGTGAACGGGGCTATCAAGATGGATGTGGAAGTTTCTGGTGGTGAGGACTTCGCCGGTTTGCTGGATAGCATTCAGCGCGAGGTTGCGGATAGTGGCGTTTAGGCTTTCCCCTGGGCAGATTGAGGCGATACGGTACTCTACCCAGTCGTTAAATGTCTGGTATGGGTCGGTATCGTCGGGCAAGACAATCGCGTGGCTTCTCATGATGCTGGGGGAGATTAAGAAGGCCGGCCCATCGGGCAGCATTGTCATCATGGGCAAAAGCCTCGACACTATCTATCAGAATGTGTTTGAGCCGCTACTCACGATGCCTATCTTTGCTACCGCCGCCCCGTTCATCTCCTACCGTCGCCGCCAGCCTGTGGCTAAAATCTTCGGGCGTGATGTGCTCATAGTCGGGGTGAATGATGTTGGGGCCGAGGGGCGTATTCGTGGTGGCACGTATCAGCTGGTTTTCTACGATGAGCTCACCTTATGCCCGGAGTCGGTGTGGGATATGATCTGGTCGCGTATGCGTGCCGTTGGTAATCCTCGCCCGCCGAGGGTGATGGCGACTACTAACCCTGCGACCCCGGCGCATTGGCTGAAACGCCGGTTCATTGACGATCCAGTAGCTACGGATACCTACTCGCGCTTGTTCACGATGGAGGACAATCCGGGGTTGACGGATGCCTACCGTGCCCGCACCCGCGCATCATATTCTGGGGTGTTTTTCCGTCGCATGATCCAAGGCCAGTGGGCTGCGGCAGAAGGCGCTGTGTATGAATCGTGGGATGAGGATGTGATGGTCACCCCTAGGGACGAGGGCACTGTCCTGGCTGTGGGTGTGGACTACGGCACGAATCACCCCAGTGCCGGGTATGCCTTGTCGGTAGTGGGGGATAGGCTGCAGATCACTCATGAATGGTCGCCGCAAACCACCGGGCTGGGTGGGCGTACACGCCTAACCGACATGGAGTTGGCTGATAGTTTACAGGCGTGGCTAGACGAGCTCCCCAACCGACCCAAGGCCCTCTACATCGATCCTGCCGCCGCATCATTCCATGAGGAGCTCCGCCGCCGGCGTATCCACACCGTCAAAGCAGCAAACAGTGTTGTGGACGGTATCCGCACAGTTGAGTCCCTCCTGACTGGCGGCATGCTGACTATCGCCCGCGAATGCCCCCGGCTGATTGATGAGATCCCGGGCTACCGGTGGGATGCGAAGGCCACCGAGCGGGGTAAGGATGCCCCCGTGAAAGAAGATGACGATCACTGTGACGCTTTGCGCTATGCGGTGTTCTCCTCCCGCCGCCTGTGGGGTAAGCATGTTGAGGCGGCTCGTCTGGCTGCCTGACCGCCACACTATGCCGCGCATACTTTCCCGGGTGAGGCGTTAAGCCGACAGGTTTGTGATGATGCTCCTGGCAAAGCGTCCTGCACCAGTATTTGGTGCTCCTGCATTCCTGAAGTCTCTGCGGGTAGACGGGCGCTGCGCCTCACACCAAAATCTTGTACTGGTACAGGGTGTAGTACACTACTACTTGTTGGCCGATGCTTGTGGTGGGTGTCGGCCAATAGTGTTCCTTTCAAGGGGTATGGTCGCTTCGTTAGCTCAGTTGGTAGAGCCGATGGGTCGCGGGTTCGAGTCCCGCACGAAGCACGTGGTAAAGATCTGGGTTCCCGAATGGGAGTAAGCGGGGTGGTTCCCGTCTAGAATCCTTTGTTCTTGCTACACAGCCGTACCGGTTCCCGCTAACCATGGGGCCGGTAACGCGCCACCTCCCCGGTGCTTAGGGGCGTTGCTCCCGGCGTAACCTGGGACGGGCATGTAGCGGAGGGCGACATGCACAAAACGGCAAACCGCCAGCTATAGATGGTAGGTGCCGGGCGGTGATATGCGCCTCCGGGTTAATCCCCGTCGCCTCTCGACTGCACGCCGTCACCTGCGGGCGTAAAACGCGGGTGTCGATGGGCGTAGCTTAAATGGTTAAAGCGGCGGTCTCCAAAACCGTTAGATGTAGGTTCGACTCCTACCGCTCGTGCAGGGTGACGATCCGGGCCACCAATGTTGGAAGTTGGGTTTCTAGAGCCTCCCCGGGGAGCCAAACCGGTGGCCTCTGACTTAAGTCACGCTCTCCGGTGGAGTAGTGGAAACACGCGGCAAGGCGCTGGGGAAACTACCGAAGCACCTCTAGCCCAACGGCAGAGGCAACGGATTTAGGTTCCGTTCAGTGCAGGTTCGAATCCTGCGAGGTGCACAAGGCCCCCTCATAACCTCGATGGCCCGGATGGTTCTGCTGCTGGAAATATCCAACCAACCGAGGGGGCCGCAAACTGTCGGGTGGTCTGCCGGGAAGCAAACAGTGAAACCCCGCGGTATTCCGGTAGGTTTGTTGCACACCGATATTTACGGGCCTGATAACAAGACCCGCCCGGAGTAGTTGGAGCGTATAGGGATGTCTGGCTGACCGCTCGCCCCGAAGCTGTAAACCTGCTGGTTGATAACCAGAATCATCAGCCGCAGGGAGAATAGATAGCATGCCAATGCCAGCACCCAACACGGAATGGCCGCCACGGGACTACGCCCCCGCATTCGAAACGATCCGCCAGGACGACGCCCAACTCTCCGGACGCCTCGACGTGATCAACGAACGCCGCGCCCGCCAGAACAAGGCCCCGTACCAACACCGTTCACAACTCAACGGCGGCCTAGTCGGCACAGCTTCCCGCTTTGTTCTGGGCAAACCCCAATCTGAACGGCCGACCTCACACCTAGTCACCCACCATCTACCTATCGCGGAGCAGCTAACCACGGCCCTTGCTGATTTCATGGCGGGTAAGCCGCCATCGGCAGCACTCGACCCTAAGGACGCCGGCAACGCCAAGGCAGCAGAAGCGTTAGACCGGCTTGTATCGTCTGATTCTTTTTCTAGCGACTGGTGGACAGCCGTGTACCGTGCCGGATCGTTGGGCTGGGTGTATGGGCGCGTCGTGTGGAATCAAGCCGTGCAGCCCGACCCGTGGATCGAATGGGTAGACGCCGATGGGGGAATGGCCGAGTTTGAGAACGGGCGGCAGTCCGCAGTCACATTCTGGGATGTGTTCCCTGCCGATAAAGGCAAGGACGTTTACCGACTCTTGCAGCGCCACACACCGGGGCAGATTGAATACGGCCTGTACAAGGGCACGGAGGACAATATTGGAATGCCCGTGCCGTTCACCGAGCACCCAAAGGCCGAGCACATCGCGGAGCTAGACGGGCTAGTGGAGGGCACAACGATCCTTACTGGCGCGGAGGGCATCACCGCCAACATGCTTTCCAACGGCCGACCCCGGCAGGAGTGGCGCCACCAACCACTACTTCGCTACTACTCCGTCTCGGATGTGTCCCGCGGCGGCACCTTGTTTGAGAACATTGATCACAACTGGTCGCAGCTACAGCACGAGGTAGAGGCAGCCCGAGGACGATTGTTCATTGATGAATCATTACTCGATTCGGAGGGCCCAGGCAAGGGGTCATATTTTGATTGGTTCCGAGATATTTACCCCGCAGCCCCCGGCCTCGACCCGGACGGCAAGGCCACGTTTGAACAGATCCAATTTGAAATGCGCGTCGCAGAATACCTGCAATTAGTGGACGCCTCCACCCGCAAGGCCGTCTCCGCCCTCGGGCTCTCCCCATTCACGGTGGATATGGATCCGCAGGCCTCGGGGCAGATGACAGCGACGGAGACTAAGGCCCGTACGAAGCGCACCCGTTCGACGGCGGAGACGAAAGGCAGGCATGAGCGCGCACATCTGTCGTCATTGCTCACAGCGTGGTTGCAGATGGATGCTGACCTGAATGGTTACCAGGCGCCGCAGCATCCGGTGATTGTGTCGCTGCCAGATCAGATTGAGGTATCGGAGGAGGAGATCGCCGCTAACGTCTCATCTGTGTATGCTAATGGTCTTTCTTCGCTAGTTCGTGCCGTGGCTAAGCTGCATCCGGAGTGGACACCGGAGGAGATCACCCACGAGGTGGAGCAGATCAAGCAGGAGCGCAGGGAAGAAGCCCCCGCCGACCCGTTTGCTGGCATTGGCCTAGATGAGGATCCGGCCCGTGGCGACGAGTGAGGAACGGCAAGCAGCCCGACTGCTGCAATTGTGGCAGGAGGCGGAGATCCTGCTGATGCGTGAGCTTGCTAAGGCCGTGAAACTTTCCCTGTGGGATGATGTGGATCGGCTTGAGGTGCGGGCCGCAGCGGTGCGGAAACTGCGTGAGCGCACTAGCGCGGTACTAGAGCGCCTGGGGATCACGTCGCAGGACATGCTGCTACGCCTGGCTAAGGACGAATACGAGGCGGCAGTGATGTCCGTGTTCAAGGAGGTGGGCTATACCGCCCCGGCAGTAGCATCAGCATCGACCGTTGGTGTGGTTCAGGCCATGGGCGCCGGGGGTGCCGCCACTTTGATGTCCCAACGGTTGCAGGTGATGCGCACTGTGGATGATGCCTACCGCAGGATCATCTCCTCGACGGTTCAGGCCGCCACGGTCGCCGGGGTGGATCAACGTGTGGCTATGCGCAGCGCGCTAAATAAGTTTGCCGACCGGGGGATCACGAGCTTCACCGACCGTGCCGGGCGCCGGTGGGGGATGGACACCTACGCGGATATGGCGATCCGGACGATGCGTAATCAGGCCTCACAGGAGGGGCATTTGGCGGGCTATGAGCAGGCCGGGGTGGAGTTGGTTCGCGCATCATGGCACCCGGCATCAGCCCCGCAGTGTTTTCCGTTTCAGAATCAGCTTTTGGCGATCTCTGGTTCTGCTGGTGTGAGGGAGTTGGTAGACCCAGCCACGGGCGATAACGTCACTGTGACAGTGAAAGACACCCTACGAGGCGCAATTAGCAAGGGATACCACCACCCGAACGCAATTCTTGGCGGATACCAATCCATCGATACGTTTGCCGGGACAGTAGGGGCATCAAAGGGCACCTATCGCGGCCCAGCGTTCACGATTCGCACCGCGCAGGGAAACACGGCGACCGTCTCCCCTGAACACCCGATACTTACCAGTAGCGGGTGGCGTACTGCCGAGAGTATTAGCGTCGGCGATTATCTTTTCAGCACCGTCAAGGGTGAGGGGTCGGCATCCTTTATCGCTGGTGAGGCGAAGCTCAAAGAGGTGCCAGCCACTGTTGAGAACGAGTTTGCTTCGCTCGAACTTAATGGCACGCGAGTTAGCATCCCCACCGCCGGATACGACTTCAATGACGACAGGCAATTCCTCCAGGGTGAAGTCCACGTTGTAGTGCCCGATGACGGTTTGCTGCCGATACCGGACGCCAAGATCGTCAAGGAGACCGGCGAAGTGCGTTTCGTTTGGCCCGATATGGGTTGGGGCGAAACAGTTAGTGAGGGCGGTTTGCAATCGGTGCTCCATGGAGTTGCCGCGCCTATAGGAGGGGCCTTGCCTAATGGTGATGCCCGCCTTGGTGAGTCGGCGGCGAATGGTGGCGTCGCTCGCCCCGAGCATGGGGCCGATTTCCTGGCAGGAGAGCCCACTCTCGTAGAGGGAGATAACTTCCTCGGTGTCGATATTTCGTTGGGGCTTGATGGGCGGTACTCCGGCTGCTCGGAGGCGCTTCCCTATCGTAGAGCGGGAGACTCCGAACATCCTGCCGATGTCTGTGCAGCTGTGCCCGGCGTTGTGGAGGCGGATCAGGTGGTTAGTGTCGAGAAAATCGAATTTAGGGGGCATGCGTATGACTTCCAGACCGAACTAGGTTTCTATGCGCTTAGTGGCATTCTAGTCCACAATTGTAGACACCGTGACACGGCCTACACCGCGGGGGATAAGAAGCCCACGCATCCCACCGTCTCGGAGGAGCAGAACGAAGCCCAGTATGAGGCATCACAGCGCCAGCGTTCCATCGAGCGCACTATCCGCAGGTGGCGTAAACGCGAAGCCGTGGCCCTAACCCCACACGACCGACTGCTTGCCAGAAACAAGATTAGGGAGTGGAACGCCATGCAGAAGCAGCACGTCAATGCTCACCCATACCTGTCCCGCTGGCGCCACCGGGAGCAGATCCGCGACTGACCGCAAGCCAAAATTGTGCATTCTGTGTTGCGAGTGGGAGGCCAGGCGCCCCCGCCAAACCGGACACAAAGGAGACACCAGTGGAAAACGAGCACAACGACGGCAGCAATGTGGAAGCACCCCAGACTCAAACCGAGGGCGAAAGCAACCAGCATCAACAGACTACGGACACGGCAGGCCAGGAGCTTACCAACACCGCGGATGCTGTCACCAAGCCCGAGGAGAACCAGGGCGACTATGATGCGAAGATCTCCAAGCTGAACGCGGAGGCCGCAAAGTGGCGTACTAAGTTCCGTGAGCAGGAAGAATCATCTGCAAAGCTGCAATCCGACTTCGAGGCATACAAGGGCAGCGTGGCTAAGGCAATAGGCCTGGCAGACGAAAACCCAACCCCGGAAGAGCTCGTCAAGCAGTGGGAAACCAAGGCCAAGGAATCGGAGGATCGGTACACGCAGCTAGTTCGCCGCACCGCCCTCAACGAGGCCATCACTAAGGCCAAGGCAGACCCCACGCTCACTGTCCCCTTTGTGCGAGGCAGTGAAGCATTCGCTGCTCTCGACCCGACTGCTGATGATTACGCCGCCCAGGTGACGGCGATTGTGGAGCAGGCGGTGGAGAACACCCCGAAACTGCGGGCGCAGGTCGCCCCAACCTCCTCGGGGAACGCCCCAACCCCCAATGACAATTCTGCCCACCGCTACACGCTCGAAGATGTAGACAAGATGAACGAGTACGAAATCTACGAGCTGAACAAGCAGGGCAAACTCGATCACCTTTTCAAGGAGAAGTAAATGACCGTTGCAAGTTTCGTTCCCAAGTTTTGGGCCCCCTCGCTGGAGGTGCCCTATCAGCAGGCACTCGTCTACGCGCAGCCCGGGATCGCTGATACCAAGTTTCAGCCCATCCTTCAAAACTCTGGCGACACCGTATCCATCAACGCTATCGGCGCGGCGAAGATCAAGGATCACAACCGCACCGAGGATCTGGTCTATGACGAGATCGGCACGACCGAGCTAAAGCTGGTCATGGACAAGGAAAAGTACTACGGCTTCCTCGTGTCCGATGTGGATGCGAAGCAGGCCACCGGCGACTTCCAGGGCGCTGCCACCGAGGAGCATGGGCGCGGTATGGCCGACGTAGTAGACAAGGACATTGCCGCCGAATTGAAGGCGGGCGCTGGCACCAAGCTGGGCTCTAAGCCCGTGTTTGACGGCTCGGACTTCTACCGCCCCGCCGATGAACAGCTTACGGCTTGGGATATTGTCCGCAAGCTCGCGCTGGAGCTCAACAAGGTATCTGCCCCCACTGCGGCCCGATGGGTTGTTGTTGGCCCGAACTTCGGTTCCGCTCTCATCGCCGACCGTCGTGTTACCCAGGCCGACGCGGCTGGTACTGACGTTGTGGCTCGCAGTGGTCTTATCTCTGCCATTCCGCAGCTCGGGCTGAATATCTACCAGTCCACCAACGTGCCGGTTACTGGCGGTCGTGAAATCATCATCGCTGGTGTTCCCGGCGCTTTGGCGTTCGCGTCACAGCTACGCACCCTTGAGGCGTTCCGTAACCCGGATCGTTTCGGGGATGTTATCCGTGGCCTTCAGGTCTACGGCTCTAAGGTCATTCGCCCCTCCGGCATCGTGTCTATCGAAGCTGATGTTAAGCCGGGTGTGATTGGTGGTACCGTCGCCGGCGGCGTCGGCGCCTAAGCCCCTTCTGTAATCTTGCCGCCCCGACAGTCGGCAAGGTGATTGGCCTGGCCGGGCCGGTTCCCCAACTAGGTGCCCCATGTGGGGTGGGGTTCCGCGCCCGGCCTTTGCCATCCCTAAATGACAAGGACAATGTGATGAATGTTGAAATGAACTATCTTGACCGTACTGAGCTCACGAATGATGGCCCGCCCGGCACTTACACCGGCATTCCCGATAGTGTGCTGGATTCTCTGATTACTCGGGCGTCGATGATCATGCGGTCTAAGACCCGCAGCGCCATCTATGATGTGGATGGGTCGGGGATGCCCACGGAGGAGCGTATCCGCTTCGCGTTTGCTGACGCGACTAGCGCGCAGGTGCTGGCGTGGGTGCAGGGCGAAGTGTACGAGGAGCTCATATCCGGCGGTTCTACTGCTGATGCGTTAGTGTCCTCCTCCTCAAATAACGGCGCGTCCGTCACGCTAGACAATGGTGAGCGCTTGGCCGCCCGCCGGCGCCTACTGGCGGGGGAATTGTCCACGGGGGCACGCCTCATCCTCGATGATGCTGGTTTGCTTCACGGCGACCCGTGGCTGTGGATGTGATGCCATCGTGTCGAGCATGAGTGAGAAACTAGCGACCCTGTGGTTCACCCATGAGGTGGAGTTGCAGGGAGAGGAGATCCGCACCGCTAGGGGCGTGACGTATGGCCCGCCAACGGTGGTGAAGGCATCCATCAACATGCAATCCAGAACTGTTGCCGGCGGATCCGACATCCAGAATGAGGTAGTAGTCGCAGGCACCCTGAATTGGTCTGCCGATGGGCCGATACCTGCGGTTGGTTCCGTGGTTACTCTACCTGCAAAGTTCGGGGCTAAACGCCAACGTGAAGTTGTGACCGCCCGCCTAGCAGACACCGGCACTGGGCTCACCCCGGATCATGTGGAGGTGACTATCCAATGACCCTGAACCTGAAAATTAGCCAAGTGCGCAATCAGGTAATCAACGGGGCTGCTGCTGGCGTGACGAGCGCGGCGCAGGTAATCGAGGCCGCCAGCGTTGCCCTCACCCCACTAGGGGAGACGGGTAATTTGCGCCAGTCTGCGCAGGTAATCCCCGTGAGTAAAGGCAGTGAAGTGACGGGCGGTGTGCGCTACGACGGCCTGCCCTACATTCGCCGACAGCATGAGGAAACCACCTGGAACCACCCAAGAGGTGGACAAGCTAAGTACCTCGAAACAGCACGGAATGACAACGCAGAACGGGTTGCACAAATCATCCGTAATCACATAGCAGGAGGCTTCTAGCATGCCCGAGTTTTCCCAACAGTCCTACCCACGCCCGCCGCAGCACCGCAGGTTCGCAGACCAGCTCGTCGAATACTTGTCCGAATCTGGGGCGTGTGCCGACCCTACCCTGAATCAGTCGAAAGTTTCGGGCGAGCCCGCCGTTTTCATGCTCCAGTTGCAAGACGAACCAGACCGGGCCATGTGCGTTTTTAACATCACCATGAACAACGCTATATCCGAATCGAACCCCACGATGCGGTTCTCCCTGTGCTTCCGCGGGGCGCCACATGACCAGCTCGGCCCGGAGGATGATGCCGCCGTCGCATTTGATTTACTCCACGATATGCAGGACTTCAACCTGACCGCAAAGCAATCCGTCTTATCCTGCCGTCGGATCATCAACGATCCGCAACTGTCGGATTCTAATCATCGCTGGCACAGCATCGACACCTACGAGGCGGTACTGGCAACACCTATCTAAGGAGAAGAAAGTGGCAGCAAAGAAGTACGCAGCCGCCCCTAATTCCTGCGAGCTGAACAAGCAGCTCAACGGGAACTGGGCAGCTCAGATCAAGCCTCACGGTGCGGAACCGGCAGAATATAAGTTCTTGCGTGGTCTTACGTCTGTGAACGTCAATGTGGAAACCTCCACCGTCGATTCGTCCGATATTGACAGCGGTGAGTGGACTTCGGAGGAAAAGACCGGCCGTTCTCTCACCCTCAACCTGGAAGGCCAGTACGCCCGTAAGGGTGATCTCCCGCTCCTCACTGAGGATCAGGTTCTGCTTAAGCTCTCCGGTGAGGAAGTCGGACAGTATGGCAAGGTAGACTTCCGTGTTTGGCGAACCGACATTGACGAGGGATGGGAGGGCACCGCGACGAACAGCTTCAGCTCTGGTAGTGGCGGCAAGTCTGACCTTCGCACCTTCACCTCTGATTTGAAGGCGTCGTGTGCCCCGCACCGTATCCACTCTGTGGAGGAGGGCAGCGCCACTGAGGCATCTGTCCTCATGGATGAGAAGGAGCTGCTGAAAGTTCTTGCCCCGACTGGTCTAGGGGTCTAACTATCTTCCGTGGGTTGACCCCCAGTCTCACCTTGTGTGGGGCCGGGGGTCTTTTCCATAACTGACCGCGAAGCACTGCGGGGGAAGATGCGCAGGGTAAGCATCATTCACACATTGGAAGGACACCCCGCATGACTGACTTCGGGCAGCTAGAAGAACAGCAAGAACCATACGACATCGCATTCAGCTTCAAGGACAAGCGTTTCGAGCTGTCCCCAACGGTTGAGGATATTCTCGCATTCCAGACTGATGTCGTACGGGCCCGCGAGGAGAATGCGGACTCGAACCAGGCGACGTGGGCGCGGGTGGCGAAGCTCGTGGGGTCGAAGATTAATAAGACCACCGGCAAGATTACTGGCGGTGTGCTGGCGGAGCTGAAGGACTTGGGTGCCTCATACGTGCAGATGGAGCGCGTAATCAGCGCGATCCATTTCAAGTACACCATCGGTGATGACCTCGCAAAGGCGTACTTCAGCACAGGTAACTTGGGAAAAGCACTGGACAGCGTGAAGAACGGCACCCCGCCGAGCCAGGAGACCCCGACGGGTGCTGGCGAGACCAGTGGGGACGCCTAAGGCGCGACCCTGACGGGTGGGCCTACGCCCCAGACTCGGATCTGTGGTATGACCCGCATCCTGGGGCGTACTCGGAGAATGATCCTGGGGGCGGCCCGCCTGACCTATTCATCCTTGAAACACACGGCGAGTATGTGCGCGAATGGTGGGCAGAAAAAATTGATGACGGCCCCGCAGTCGATGAAAGTAAACTTACCTGGGCATCACTCCTATCACATTGGGATTACATCGAGACTGATTTTCACCACTTCTACGGCGTAGATTTTGACAGTGGCATTTTGTCTGACCGCCGGTGGAGATGGTTCAGAATACGGCTCGTAAGACTTCTAGGTGAGGATACGGCTATAGCCCGTGGCCTTGGCCTTAGGAAGATTCCTAACGTGAAGGAGTAAGAGCTGTGGCTGCCATTGACCTTGGAGATCTCGGGTTTGCTATCAAGGTCGATGCGACCGAATTTGATGCGGCGATGGAGAAAGTCGCATCAAAGGCTAAAAGCGTTGATAAGCAGCTAGAGGCGACGGGCAAGAAGCGGGTATCTGTTAAGGCGGATACTAACGATCTGTCCCGGGTGGAGTCCTCCGCTAAAGATGCGGGCAAGGCACTCGACGCGGTAGGGGGGAAGAGGGTTAGCCCGTCGGCTGATTCCGGAAATCTTGATAAGGTCTCCTCGTCTGCTAAATCTGCTGCTTCGGCGGTAGATGCTGTGGGTAGTGCTGATGCAACGCCTAAAGCGTCGGGCGCGCCGCTAGATAAGGTTTCGGAGTCGGCTCAAAAGGCTAAAGAGCGAGTTCGGGAAACATCCGAATCCGCCGCCCCGCTGGAGGGCATGTTCTCCTCCGCGGCGGGCGCTGCAGCTGGGCTTGTAGGAGCCCTCGCTGGTATTGGTAGCGCCGCTGCCGGATTTGAGAAGATCCTCTCGACTGGTATGGATTTCCAGTCCGAGATGAACACCATGTCTGCTGTGTCGGGGGCAACAGCCGGCCAGTTAGCACAGGTTTCTCAGAAGGCCCGCGAGTTGGGCACCGATGCTTCTTTGACGGCTACTTCCGCAACAGATGCAACCGCCGCGATGACTGAGCTCGCTAAGGGCGGTTTCACCGTGGAGCAGTCCATGGGTGCTGCAAAAGGTACCTTGCAGTTGGCTGCTGCTGCACAGATTGGCGCCGCTGATGCCGCGACGATCCAGTCCCAGGCGCTACAGTCATTCTCGCTTGGTGCTGAAGATGCGGCCCGCGTGTCGGATGTGCTGGCCGGTGCGGCTAACGCATCGAGTGCGGAGATTGGTGGCATTGCCCAGGGCCTTCAGCAATCCGGCACTGTCGCATCCCAGTTTGGATTGTCCATCGATGATACTGCAACGGCTTTGGCGATGTTTGCTAACGCCGGTATTCAGGGCTCTGATGCCGGTACGTTGCTAAAGACAGCCCTTCTGTCTGTCACTGATCAGGGCAAGCCCGCGCAGGCCGCAATTGAGGAACTTGGCCTTACCGTATATGACGCGCAGGGCAAGTTCGTTGGCATGGAGTCCCTACTGGGGCAGCTTAAGACCGCCTCGGAGTCCATGACCGACGAGCAGTATCAAGCGGCAACAGCAACTCTGTTCGGTAGTGACGCTATGCGCATGGCTGGTATCGCTGCGCAAACAGGCTCGGAGGGCTTCACAACCTTGCGTGATGCCGTCACTCGCCAGGGGCAGGCGGCGGAGGTGGCAGCAGCACAAACCCAGGGCTTGCCGGGCGTGTGGGAGCGCCTCCAGAACACGATGGAGGACGTTTACTTGGGCATGTTCGATAACATGTCCGAATCACTGGAAGGCGCCGGCAACGCTGCGGTGGATATGATTGATGCCGCCGCCCCTGCTCTCGAATCTTTTGCGGGCACAGCAGCATCCGCCCTGTCTCTAAGCGTCGATACTGCGGGCAAGGCCGTGGATGCGTGGAATAGCCTCCCTGCGCCTTTGCAAGAAGCGGCGAAGGCCATCATGGGTGTGAAATTGGCATCTATGGCGCTGGGCACGGATCTGGGGCAGAAGATCCTGGAACCGTTTAAGAACGCTAAGACTAGCTTCTCGACGTTTAATAAGGACGTGGGCACGCTTCGCGCCAAGTATGCGGAGGCGGGGACGGAAGTTAGTCGCTTTGGTGCTGCTGTTGAAGTAGCGCAGTCCTCCAACAACCGCTACGTGTCCGGCATGGCGACCTCCTACGCCGCCGCATCCGCACCACTGAAGCAAACCGCATCCGCCTACAGGGAAATGGCTGACGCCGCCGCCATCGCGTCAATCGAAACCAGCGGATCGATCTCCAACATCGGCACCATGAGCACCGTCATGGGCCGCACCGTACAGGCCTCCGTCACGTCCATGGCTGGCACAATGAAGGGCGTCGGCGCTGCCGCATTCACTGGGCTGAAAACGTCTGCTAAAGACCTCCTCGACTTCCTCGGCGGCCCCATGGGCCTTGGCTTGGCTGCCGCCGGGTATGCCGTGTCCGAGATGATCTCCTCACACCAGAAAGCACAGGCAGCGCAGGAAAGCTACTCGTCTGCGACGAAAGAAGCCGCCGATGCACAGGAACGCCTTAACGCCGCCCTAGCCGGCTCAACAAAGGAGCTGGGCACTGCGGAGATGGAGGACGCGGCGAAGGTCGCACAGGGGCTTGTGTCCTCCTACACGTCGATGGGTGAGCAGGCATCTGGCCTATTCTCCTCGCTTGATGGGGTAGAGAAGTTCCTCGGCGAGGATAACGCCTCCTGGTGGGACAAGAACCAAGCTTCACTACAGCTGGAGAAGTCCTTCGGCACGCTGAAAGACACCACCAAGGATCTCGGCATCGACATGAATGACCTAGGTGGGGTCATTGCCAAGGGAGGAACCGAATATGACGGGCTGATGTCTAGCCTTCGCGGTGCTGGTGATAGTGGAAATTACGCCGCTTACCAGCTGGATAAGGCCCGCACTAGCTTCTTGGAGTCTGTCGACGCCGCTCGCGACCTAGATCCAGCCGCGGCGCAGGCCGCCGCCGGGATTGATGTGCTGGCCGATTCTTCCGCATCTGCTGACGATAAACTATCCGCCCTGAAGTCCACCATGCAGGCTATGGGGCTGATGTCGCAGACAGCTGACGAGGCCAATATGGAGGCAGCGAAGGCCATTGATGAACTCGCTTCATCGGTAGGGGATCTGGCTACTGCGGATGATCCTTTGGGTGAGGGGCTTTTCGATGGTGAGAAGCTGGACTACACCAACCAGAACGCGCAGGCGTTGTCCTCCACCCTGGGGGACATGTCCGAGCAGCTAATGAACGTCGCCAACAGCGGCGGTGACACACAGGGCATCTGGGAGCTGATGGGCCCGCAGCTCTCCTCGCTGCGTGACGAGATGGGTTTGACTGGTGAAGAGTTTGATGACCAGTGGTCGAAGATTCTTGAGTCCTATGGCCTAGTCCCGGAGGTGGTTACCACTCTTGTTGAGCTAGATGGTGCCTCGGAAGCAGTGGAATCGCTGGGCAATGTGTGGGCCGCGCTCTATCCCTTGGAGGAGGGCGCGACTATCAATATCGACCCGCCAGACCCGGCTGTTCTCGGCGTCATGGACGAGCTCGGTGTTAAGTACGAGGAGATCAAGAACTCTGCTGGTGAAACAATCCAGTACAAGGTGACGGCACCTAGTGATGAAATCATGGGCCAGTTTGATGACATCACGACGAAGATGGCTGAGATTGATGATTCGTCTATCACCATTGAGACGATCATGGATGACACCCCGCTTCAATTGGGGGTTGAGTCCGCAAAGTCGCTTCTTGACGAGCTAGACATTGAAGAGCCGTCCCCAACGGCTCAGCTGCTGATTGACCAGCTTCTAGCAAATGGAGACATTGCACGGGGCGATCTTGAATATTTGAATCAGCAATCTGCAAACCCATCGGCAGATTTGGAAAAATCCTTGCTCGACGCTGGGGTATCCGATGCCCACTCGCAGCTCCAGGGCGTTAATGACCACAGCACACGGTCAATTATGGATGGCGATTCGTCGCGGGTTCGAACAGAAGCGTCGAACGCCAGGAACTCTATTGATTCGGTGCCCACTAGCCGCACCACGACATTCATTGCGAAGATGCAGGGCGCTTGGAACAGTGTCAAGACCTTCTTCGGTGGCTCTGCTAGCGGTACATCGCGGTTCGCTGATGGTGGTGTTCTTCCTGCATATGCGGATGGGGCGCAAGCCGGCGGGTATCGCCTGCCGACCACGGGGCTGGGCACCGGCATGGTTGATGGTTTCCTCGGCGTGAATGGTAATGGCATGCCCATCGCCCGCGTCGATCAGGGCGAGTGGGTGGTCAATGGTGACTCGTCCGACCAATATAACCGCACTCTGGCGGCTATCAACGCTAATAATCCGCAGGCTATCCTTGCTTCCCTAGCGCGGGAACTTCCCGCTTATGCTGATGGTGGGCGCGCCCGCTCTGAAGAGGTGATTGGACAGCTCTCCGGCTTCAATGGCGGCCCTTACGTCATGGGCGGGTTCTCACCATCGGCGTTTGACTGCTCCGGCGCCATCGCCGCCACAGTAAACACATGGCTCGGGCTGGACACCTTCGACTCTCGCATGTCCACCGTTAATGAGGGCCAGTGGCTGGCAGCTAAGGGCTTCGAAGCGGGCCGGGGTAATGGCAATCAGCTTGTGGTTGGCTGGTATGACTACGGCGGGGGCGCTAACGGGCACACCGCCATGATGCTGCCTGACGGTACTTTCATCGAGTCGGGTGGCAGTACCGGGCAGGGCTTTACGATTGGTGGCGCGGCAGGCCCCCTCGACGGGCGCGGGTTCACTAATTTCATGTACCTGCCTGGCTCCGATGATGGTTCCGGTGAAGGCGGCGGGATCGGCAACGAAGGTGGCGACCTGGGCGAGACTGACGGATACGGCACCGATCTTGACATCGACGCGTTTGGTGGCGTTTCCGGTGTTGGCGGCGGGAAGAAAGCGAGCTTCAGCAAAGCATCGGCACCTACTGCTACATCTGGTATTTTCCACGCCCCAGGGCTGGCGTCTAACGCCCCGTCGGTAACAGTTGGGCAGTCCTTGGGAGGAAATCGAGGACAGGTAGAGGCACTCGCAAACCAGTACGGGTATGGAGCCCAGGCAGCGTCTGCGATGAACTTCATGAACCCGTTTGTGGGTCAAAACTCATTCCGTGACGAACTTGGTAGCGCCTCATCGAATCAGATCCTGTCCATCGCTAAGCAGCTAGAGCAACAGCTCGGGCAGCAAGGAATCACCGCACAGGTAGAAGCCGCACTCGATGCTAAAACCCCGAACTGGGATGTGTGGCTGCGTGTCAATGATGACACTATCGACGCCTTCAACCGCCTGGGTGAGGCTAAGGCCGACCGGAAGAATGCGGCGCAGGACATCGCAGAAGCTGAAGAGAAGCTAGCAAAACTGCGGAGTAAGAACACCAAATCTGAAGATGACGCCGCAGAGAAACTCGCCGAAGCATACAAAGATCTCGACAAGGCAAAAAACAAGGAGGTAAAGAAGGACGGCGATGGAGAGCGCCGTCAGGAGGCCATCGAAAAGGCCGAGAAGAAGATCTCCGAGCTGAAGGAAAAAGCCTCGGAAAATGAGGTCACCGCCGCGGAGCAAATTAAGGACGCGGAGGAGGAAGTAACCGAAGCTCGTGATGCCGAGGCCGCCGCCATCATGGAGGTCAAGAACGCACAGTTGCAGTACAACACGGCGTTGCAGATGGCTCCGATTAAGGCCGCAGCTTCATTCGTTGAGGCCATCTCGGATGGGTTCGGTCGCATGGCTGAGAATCTACAGCTCATGGCTGACAACATGGATCATGCTAATGCCGTAGTGGATGCGCAGCAGCAGGCCGAGTTGGATGATATGAGCGCGAAGCAGAAGGCGTTCGACGCGGCGCGTGAGCTTCGCGAGCTGGAGCGGGATAATTCAGATGCCCGCCATTCGGAGGTGCTTGCACAGCAACAGGCCGAATACGATTTGGCATTGGCACGGCATGACTACCAAACCCAGTATGCGGGGGCAGAGATTGACCTTGCTAATCTGCGCACTAAGGGCATCCTGGATGTGTCGCAAAAAGCGTCGGATACTGACCGGCTGGCTATCCTCTCTGCCTCGGCGGTACAGATTGCGGAGAAGCAGCTGGAGCTCACCCGGGCACAGGCCGCGAGTGGGGAGTTTTCCCGTCAGATTGCGTTGGAACAGGCGACATATGAGCTGAATTACCAGCAAGAGATCTCAAAGATTCAGCAGGAGCGCCTGGCCGTCGCCACGAACGAGATGGCACAGGCCGCGGCGTTGGCAGCAGGCCAGCTCGGCGGTTCTACTAGTGCCATGGCGCAGGCGATGCAAGGCAAGCAGAAAACGGCAGGTGGTCTTGCCGGTGCTCTGGGCGGTTTGGCACAGATCGCTGGCGCTGTCGCCATGACTGTCGCCACCGGCGGCGCGGCACTGCCGGCTGCTATTGCATTGGGTGTGGGCGGCATCGGATCTGTCGTAGCCGGTGTGACAAAAGTTGTGGAGGGCAAGGCGCAGGAGGACGCCTACAAGGATCAGGCCAAGGAAGAATACAACCAGCTTTCGGATGATGATAAGAAACGCGTCGATGCAGCTAACGCGGGCATGTGGCTCGGCGTCATTGCTGGGGCCGGTGTGGGTATGGCCGGCGGTTCGCAAGATGATGTGTCCGGCATGTTCGATGCTGTCACCGGGGCGTTTAACCTACCGCTCTACAAGAAGCAGATGGAGCAGAAGTACGGTGCAGAGGCCGCAGCTTTGCTCACGGAAAAGGCGAAGGCCGAACTTGACCGGCGTGAGAAGGCCGCCGAGCTGGAGAAGGCGAAGAAGGAGTTTGAGCTAGGTGTTGGCTCATCTGAACAGGCCGACAAGCTGGCAGAGATGCAACAAACTCTTCAGCAGCAGTTGGATGAGATGCAGCAGGAGAATAAGCAGCTCGCTGGGATTGATAGCAAGCTGGGTGGGGATAAGTCGGTTCTCATGTCGATTGGTGGTTCCGGCTGGGGTGTGAACTCGGCTGACGGCATGAGCTTGGGATCAAACTCGGGCGGGTTTGGTGGTCTGACACGCGACGAGGTTGGCGAGTGGTCATCGCTGAATGTGGAGGATGGTTGGCTGACCACGGGGCTGATGCGGCCTATTATCGACGCGCTTAATGACAGTGATTCGGAGGGCGGTTCTAGTGGGTGGATTGATGGCTTACCAGAGACAGTGGTGGATGGGCTGTATGCCCGTCAGTTGGCCGAGTCTGGGGCGGTGCCCGGTGCTGTGGATAGTGCGGGCCAGTCATTGCTGGCTTCGCAGAAGCAGAAGTCTGATTCTGATTATCAGGCTGCTACTCGTCGCATTTTGGATTCTATTGGCGGCGGTGACTCGACCACCATCGGTACGCAGTTCACCGGCCCTGTGAATGTCACGACGCAGGTAGAGGATGACGTGATGGACGGCCTTCGTCGTATGGCCGCAAACGCATAAACGATTAGGAAGCAGGAGCAAATGAGCGAGTATCGACAGCGGATGTTCCGCATTACCATTTGGGGTGTGAACGGGCAGCCAATACCGCTATCACGCCCGGGGATCGACCGTGAAGGTATCTTCCTTCGGGAGGTGCCGGACGGGTTGCAGGGCTTCGCAAAGAAACACATGTGGGATGAAGCGAGCGGGACGTGGCGGGGGATTGCCCCACAAATAAACGACATGACCTTAGACTTGCACGTTAAAGGTGGGGATATTCGCGGCGGCGTGAATCGCATCCTAGATGCTTTGGGTGACGGGTCTAAGCCGGTTTCTATCTGCATCACGTCTGCCGAGTTTGGGCACCGGTGGCTGGAGATGCGGATGTCGAAGGTGTCACAGATTGATTGGGGGCAGAACCCGGGCTCGTCGGCGTATGCGAAGTTTTCTGTCGTGTTGGAGCTTTCCGGGTCTACTGCTAAGCGCTTCAAGGAGCGCATAGTGCTCACCCAGGCGGGGCCGTTTGGTGCGGTGCAAATCCCTGTTGATGGGGATCAGGACGTGTGGCCTAAGTTCATTGTCAGTGGCCAGCATAGTGGGGTGAAGATCCGGCTCACAGATAAAGACGACTGGCAAACTGTGCCACACAGAGCAGACGGGTGGGTAATCGATTCTCACCCGGCGCGCCGGTCTGTCACTAATTTGGCTGGCCTACCTGACTTTTCGCAGGTTGTACCGTTCTGGCCTGAGCCAATTCCGGTGGATGGGAACCGGGGGACGATTCAGATTGAGGTGGATGCGCCTGGCCCTGATTTTAGGCTGGAGATTGAGTGGCAGCCGGAAATGAGCCGGGCATGGTAGCGCGGCATGAGCGGATTGATCTCCGCATTTGGAACGCGGCTATGACGGGCTGGTGGCCTCTAGCTAACTACAGTGATTTGACGCTGGAGGGCCGGGAAGATTGGGAGGTGACACAGGGATCATTCACTATCCCAGCAGATCATGCTTTAGCGCCCCGGGTGCGCTCCTCCCGGCATATTCCCGTCCCGGTGTCTTTTGAGCTGAACGGCGTGTGCTGGGATGGCATGATCGACAGTGCAGAAACAGGCAAAAAGTCTGATGGTACAGCCTATGTGCAGGGCCACATGATTAGTGATCATAAGCATTTTGGGCGGATGCTGGGCCGGGGCCCTATCGTTTCTGCTGCCGATGGCTCTTCCGAGGTAGAGAAAGGGCGTCTAGGGGAGATTACTGCACGGCTAGTTTCTCGTGGCGCGGTGCGCACCGGCCTGCCCTGCTATGTCCTGATTGATGATCCGGGTGATTATGTTGAGATTGAGGTGCGCACGGAGGATTATGTGCGAGATCTTCTAGCAGATCCTTTGTCCGGTTCAAACTCTTTCGTGCAGGTGCGCAAGTTACGGCCCGGGCAGCCCCTACCCGGCGCGGGAAAACTGCTTCACTATGCGGGCGTCATGGAGCGGCAGTGGGAGCAGTCGCAGCTTGATGCTGGGATGTGGCCTAACGCGACTACTTCACCGCGTATTGATGGAGCCGCACTAGTCGATGACACGCCGGTACTACCCGATAATTCTTGGGGTGGCGAAGGCCTTGTTGATTTTGAGGGCGCTGTGCTTACCGAGCCGTTGCGCGGGGTGTGCTGGATTCCGTTTGAGACTGTGGTGGAGCGCCCTGTTGGTTATTTTGACGATGTTGATCCGGAGATTGTGCACGTGGCGACACGGGAACAGATCAAGGCCGGGTACGGTGCTAAGAATGGTCGCCCGCACTACGTCACGTTCTTCAAACCGGGGGCTTTGTCCAGCACCACCGCACCTAAGCTGGTGCAGTGTGCCGAGGCCGGACTTCTTCGAAGCATGGCGGGTGAGGCGCTAACCGAGCAACAGGCCTATTCTCGTATTGGTTCTGGAGCGGCATAAGCATGGAAATCGGGTGCAACGTGGATTATTGCCACACAATCCGAGTTTGAGCAGGACTCCCAAAAGTACCTCCCCCGCGGTGATCAACAGAAACAAACGCCCGGGATTCTTGTGTGGCAGCACGCGGGCCGCGACCGGCGAGGCATAGTATTCTCCTCCTCCCCGGGTGGTGGTTTGGAAGCATGGTCGACCACGGAGACGGCACCAGATGGGGCGATGCTGATCGCCGGCGGGCAGATGGATGCGCAGACTATAGCAGCCCTGGAGTCCGGGGTTTTGCAGCCGTCGGGCACTGTGGAGAATGTGGATGAGTCCACCGCATCGGCTGTCCTACCGTCGGGTGCCGGGCTTCCTGGGGCTGTAGAGCAGCTGGATGTGGATGTGCAGCCTAACGCCACCATCAGCGGCACTGGGGTGTCATTTAGTAAAGCTGGTGGGCGTATCGACATTGCGCAGGCCGGCCCATTCTTCCTCCGCGAGAAGTACATGAGCCTCGGCAGCTCGGGCGGGGCTAACCCCGTCTCGGAGGTCGCTAGAGAATGGGCTAAATCCCAGGGGTCTACGTCGATGAGTTTCACCCCGGGCAATCATCAAGCCGTAGTTTTTGGTGATGATGTGGCACTGCCGAATGGGCGTGTGGTGCCGGGCTGGAAACCGGGCGACCGGGTTAGTTTTGTCGATGGTAATACCCGCGTGTCCGAGGTGATCATGGGTTTCAGTTTGAAGGCCAGCCCCGAGGAGCCGCTTACCGTCGAGCCGATCATGGGCAGAGTGGTTAATGGTGTTCTGGCGAATCTGCAACAGCGTCTGGAGAAGGCCGAGAACACGGGCACCAAAGCGATCCTCGCACCCGATCAGAAAGTACCAAAGGAGGAGGTTAAGGCGATCGCAGATGATTCTGCGTCTGTGGTTAACAAATCCCTCATTGAGGTTTCTAAGGACTTGTCAGAGCGGATTTCTAAAACCGTTGCCGATGCCGATTTTTCCGAGTACGACGCCAAGCTTCAAGCATCCCTGTGGGGTGAACAGGGGGAGTTCAACCGCATCAATGTTGAGTTTCAGGAGCAGCAGAAGGCTATTGATGCGGCTCAGGATCGGGCATTGGCATTGTCTAAAGAGACGATAGAGATGCACGAGTCGTGGATCACGCAGATGCAGGACACCATGGAAAAATTGCAGAAAACGCAAACACAAATACTGATGCTCGACTACTCCGAGTCCAGTGTCGAAAATGAGTGGCTCAAGCTCATGCGCTCTGGCAACCGTGTCTCTTGGGAGGTTAAACAAGGGTGGACTGGGACACTAGTGCTTCTTGCTGCGATAGATCCTCAAAAGCCCCCCGTGTATGGGCAGTATGTTTATCTGACAAAGCTAAAAATCCCTAACCCTGAATATCTGTTTTTGGACTCTAGCCAGGGTATTGGTTCTTTTCAGGCGACTATCACGGCGAATCCGGGCGTGCCTAAGACGGTGACTCCCACGATTGATGACCAGACGGTGGGCAATGATTGGACGACGCTCACATCGTGGACTCTGCCCAAAGATGCGGAGGTCATGCTATCCACACAATTGTGGTGGCAGAACAAATCATTCCTCGACTCCTACGATTTGCGCGTCACCGTCAATGGGCAGGACGCGACGAGTAGCGCGTCACAGGAGGGCGCACCCCTCATTGGGCAGGGTAGGCGCAAGCATGTTGCGGCGATGGATAGGCGACGGCTACCGGCTGGGTCTGTCCTCGCGGTGCAGGCAAAATCCAGCCACGGAAACGCGTGGAACCGCCAAATCAACGGCGCCAGCGCAAAAATCACATGGATAGACGAGGGGTAAAAGCGGGGAAAATGACCGCAAGACCACCCGTGGGATCCTGCGTTCATTGAGCAATCGCGATGTGAAGCAGGAGGGGAAACGTGGCCGACTTCGAAGGAAAGATCAGTGGTAACTTCGCCGATGATGATGACCTAATCCGCACCGGCAGGGCTCTAATTGAGCTTGACGGTTTCGACATGCTGCATGTGCCGGTGCCGACGGATTACCGGGAGTTTTTGGACGGTGCTGCGGGGCAGGTTGAGGCGGTGTCGTTGGATGCGGAGCGGGCTGTGGAGGCGGCTGGTGCTGCTGGTGGGTCTGCTTCGGCGGCGGCCTCGTCGGCTACTGCTGCGGATGGGTCTGCCCGGTCTGCTTCTTCTTCTGCCACGGCGGCTTCTACCGCTGCTGGCACTGCTACTTCTGCCGCCACTACTGCTACCTCTGCTGCTGCTGATGCTAAGGCGGATGCGGGGCGATCTAAGTCGGATCGTGAGGCTGCTGAGGCTGCTGCTGGTGTGGCTGGAACGGCTGCTGGCACGGCCACAACGCAGGCGGGCAAAGCTAAGCAGGAGGCGGATAGGGCGGCGAATATGGTTGGCACCACCACCTGGAATGGTGATGTCCTCTCCGTCAATGGGGTGTCCTCCCCACCTCTGACTGGGCCTAAAGGTCAGGACGGCACGGTCGCATTCGACGCGCTGACCGAGGAGCAGCGTGAGTCTTTGCGGGGTGAGCCTGGCAAGGACGCAACGGCTGTGAATATCGCTGACGGTTCCATCACGGACGCGAAGCTGGCGAGCAAAGTTACCGTGCAGCCGGAAGCGAATGCGATTGTGAAGCGGTGGGGGAGTGGGCATATTTCGGTACCCAGCGACCCGGATTCTGCGGATGCGGCAGCGTCAAAAGCGTATGTGGACACACAGCGAGACACGCGCACTACACCTAGTGCTGTGTCCTCGCAGATTGCTTCTGCCATCACGTCGAAAGCAGATCTTGTGGGCGGTAAGGTGCCCACCTCGCAGATACCGGAGGTGGCTTTGACTAAGCCCCAGTCGGTGACTAGCCGGTCTGCTCTGCTGGCACTCACGGCACAGGAGGGCGATGTGGGCATCATCACCACCGGGGCGGATAAGGGCACGTACATGCTGGGTGCCGGCGAGTCTAGTCAGTGGGCATCGTGGGTACCGCTCGCATCGTCGCCTGGCGCCCCAGTGCAATCCGTGAATGGGCAGGTCGGCACAGTGGTGCTAAGCGCTGCTGATGTGGGCGCGCCCACAACCTCCGAACTCACCACCGGTCTCGCTGGCAAGGCTAATGCCAGCCACACTCACACTACGGAGCAGGTGACGGGGCTGGATAGCACCCTTGCGTCCAAGGCTTCCACGCAGGCTCTTTCGGACGGGCTTGCGGGAAAGGCAGATGTTTCCCACACTCACACTACGGAGCAGGTTACAGGGCTTGATAGTGCGCTTGCAGGTAAAGCTAGTACGCAGGCTCTTACGGACGGGCTAGCTACTCGTGTCGATGGCGGTAGCGCGGTGAAGAAAATTGAGGTTGTCACCGCTATGCCATATTATCCTGTGGCGACCACGCTGTATCTGGTGGTGGGATAATGCTGGTGAGGATTAATGGCAAAGAACCGGCGTCTCTTTTTGTCGGTGCGCGGGAAGTACAGCGCGCCGTGCTTGCCGGGAAAACGGTGTATGAACTTATGAGATCGATCACCCTTCAAGGACAGGGGTTCAAAGTCTGGGGGTCGATCCCTACCAATGCCTTGTGCTATCCGGTGGGGACGGGTGAGAATCGCGGTGTGGCTTTCAAATACCCTGTGACCTGCCCTAAGGCGGTATTCGAGTGGAATGCGGACGGCACGGGCGCGGTCATTATCAGCGCGGGCACTGTTATTCCTGCTGGGAAAGCAGTGTGGCCGTCATCGGGGAGGCCCCACCCCTACATTTTTACCCGCGTTTAGCCCTGATCTCCCCCTGATACACCTCGGCCCCGCATGTGTCGCACCACCATGTGCGCCCGTGCTTCTGTCCGAGGGGTGCACCCCAGCTTGGACGCACCGACCCCGGCTGGCCCCACGACGCACCACACTGTGGGCACTGGGAGGGGACAATCTCAATCATCTCGCTCATGCACGGCACTCTACCGAGAGTGTCGGACATGGGCTTTACTCATGCCCCTGACCGCACCACGGTAGGGGCTTAACTCATGCCCAAAGGAGGGCTCAATATGGCACGAAGATTCATGCCCGTTAGATCGGGCGCAGTGCTCACCTCAGGCTTCGGCCCGCGGTGGGGCAGTGTGCACCGTGGTGCAGACTATGGCCGCGACGGCGGCTCAGGCGGTGATCCTGTGTTCGCCGCACAAGGCGGCACCGTTGTTCACGCAGGTGCCGCCTCCGGCTTCGGCGGGCCAGACCCGGCTGGCTGGGTAGTCATCGACCACCCCACCGCTGATGGTTCAGGCACGACAGTCTACGGACACATTATCCGGGAGGTCACGCTGGGTCAGCGGGTGGAGGCAGGGCAGCGTATTGGACGCATCAACCCGGATTCGAGCACGAATGGCGGTGTTGCGCCGCACATACACTTCGAGGTTCACCCCACAGTGTGGGCGCAGAGCTCGCAGGTCGACCCAGTGCCGTGGCTCGCGGGTGCCGGGTGGCCAGACCAACCACAACAGCAAGAAGGAGGAGGGACCGTGGGCACGCTTATCGGCCTTGATGTCAGTGAATGGCAGGACGGACTTGACCTCACAGCCACAGGTGCGGACTTCTGCATCATCCGCACCAACTACGGCTCCGCCCACCTCGACTGGGTAGCCGTCAGCCACATCACCGACTGGCGACGCACAGGAAAGCCCTACGCCTACTACTCGTGGCTACGCCCGAACCAGCCCATCGAGACGCAGGCTGATGCAGCCAAAACCATTTGGGACGCCTGCGGAGGCGGAGCAGGTGTTTGGATAGACGTCGAAGAAGAAGGAATCACCCGCACCCAGGTCGTGGCCTTTCGTGATGCGCTCCGCCGCCGCGGAATGTACGTCATCGGAGCCTACTCCCGGGCGAACTTCTGGGAGGCCCTACCCGGCGGCGAGCCGTCGGCAGAGGAGGGCGGCGGGAAAATCTGGGTGTCCCACTACGGCTCCCGGCCTGACGGCCCGTACCGCGACATCTACCCCGGAGACTCCTCGAGCATCTGGCTCTACCCCCTCGGCGACCGACGCCCCGACCTGTGGCAGTTCACCGACCTTGGCCGCGTACCCGGCTGGGTTAAAGGCGTCGACGTCAACGCCTACCGGGGCACGGAGGACGAACTACGTGCCCTATTCACCGGAACCACAATCAGGAAAGAAGAACTCGACATGAATGCAGTAGACCGAATCACTAAGTATTTTACCGATTTCATCACCGGTTATCTTGGCCCGCAGATTGATGCGTTGCAGGAGGTGTGGCGACAGCTTCGAGGCCCCCAGGGGGAGGGCTGGCCGCAGCTCGGCAAAAACGAAAAAGGCCAGAATCTCACGCTGGTAGATGCTATCGCAGCTATCCGGCATGACATCGCAGACCTACGCAAAGAGATTGAGGGGAAGAAGTAATGGGAACTCACACCATCAAGGACTCGAAGAAATCTCGCTGGGAGCCGTGGCTCATACGTCGAATCGCATACACACTAGTAGCGCTATTGCTGCTGGTAGCGGTAGGTTTTGGCGTAATCACCCCGGAGCAATCCGACGCGTGGCTCGGCAATGCCGATAAGGTGCTGGGCATCGTTGCCGGCCTGGGTCTTTTCGGTGCGGCCATCAAGGCCAATCCAGGCTCAGACGTACCACTGTCTGAGATTGAACAGGCACGGGCTGATGTGGCAGCCGCGAAGCTCACCCCGTCTATGGTAGATGACCTTGTAGCACAGGCCAAGCTCGCAGCTATCACCATCAAGGAAGCCCGCACACCATACCCCGATAGTGCCGCCGCCAGCGTCGAGTCCGCAAAGCAGGATGCGGCCTCGGCAGTAGCACAGGCGGAAAGCGCAGACCTACCCGTCTACACCGGCCCCACTACGGCATGAGGGTGTGGCCTGCCCTGATACCCCGGCTCATCACTCTGGGGTGGGCTGGCTGGGCAGCAGCCACAAGCTGGGCGTACATTAGCGGCGCACCCGATCACCTTTTGCTAGTAGAACGGATCGTACACATGCCCATCTGGGTGATGTGGGCCGTCATCGCCGCAATCCTCACCATCGGCTCGGTAATCCCACCCGGCCTGCGCATCAGCCCCATCGGCTCATGGATGCGCATCATCGGCATGGCACTCATCGCCGCCGCCGTAGTGCTGTGGTGCTGGGGGTTTTTCATCGCCGACTGGGATAGGGGCTGGGTGAGTGCGAAAAACTACGGGCTGATTGCCGTAGCCGCTGCCGCGAGTTCATGGATCGCGGGGCGTGATCGGCATAGGGCGGTGGGACAATGATCCCAGACTGGCTCCAAACTCTTTTAGCCGGCGGTGGGCTAGTCGCCATCACTAGCGTGCTAGTCGCACTGATCGGTAAGCAAGGCAAAAAGGAAGAGGGAAAAACTGCGACGCAGCAATCCCTCATTGATGACCTAGCCGAGCGCGTAGACAAGCAAGACGCGAAGATCGAGGGGCTAACCCGGAATGTTGAGGCCTTGCGTTCTGACCTGCATTCCGAGCAAACTCACTCTCACCGACTTCGGCTCCGTTTGCATACTTTCCTGGACTACCTGCAGCGCGTCACAGTATGGCGAGCCGCGCAGCCCCCCGAGCACCTGGCAGGCGTGCCAGACCTCCCCGACGTGGAAGATCTAGCCGAAATCCTGGCCTACGAGCCGACCTACCGCGCACGCGATGAACCACAACCCTGACCCTCACCCCTTGCGGTGGGGGTCATTTCGTCGTTTTAGGGCAAAGAAAAAGCCCCGCTAGGCGTGGAAGTAGGGGCTACAAGACATGCTCTGCACTATGCGTTCTTTTCTAGCCAAGCATCACGCCATTTCGTGATGGTGGTGCGCGTCTTGCCTAGCATGGCGGCGATGGCGCTCACATTCGAATAGGGTGCTGCGGCGACCCGCCCTGCCTCCTCGGCTAGGTGCATCCGCGCCCGTCGCTCATTCTCCGCTGCCTCATTCGCGGCTTGCAGCGCATCCATCAAAATCTTCTCATCCGAGCGTTCAGAATGCATGATGGTTTCCTTTCATATGTGGTATCCTGCCCTTAGGCCCAGCGGCCTTTCATTGAGGGTTGTCCTGCATCCTAATCGGAGGTAATCCTCCACTTTTGCCGCTGGGCTTTTCTAGATCCATGTGAAATTGTCGTATCCAGCATTGCGGACAGCCGCATCATAAGGGGCCGCATCCTCGCAGGGCTCGACAGCAACCTCGTCGATTTCCTCCCCGTCTCGGCAGATTGTCACAATGTCCATCGCAGGGGTGGAGACAATTTCCCCCCTGGGGACATGCTTCCCTACGTCAAGGATGCTCAGACTTCCTACAGATTCTTCTAGCTGGCCGGTTATTGATGCAGTGATTTTAGGGGTGTTCAT